TAGTGTAAATCTTTGCCGACTTCATGTGTTTTCCTCCAATCTTTGTAATTCCTCCGCGCTCAGAATCAGTGCGCGGGTGTTCCAGGCGAGCATAGCCTCATACTCAGTGTCATATCGGCCTCCATAGTCAACATCCCATCCGAACATCATTTCACATTCGTTGCAAGAAACGCTATAAACATGGTTCCTTGATGGGCGCAATAATCTTGGGCCATATGCTACAACTTCCGCCTCTCCCCCGCAGAACGGGCACGGAACCAGCACACCCGCGTCCGTTAGTCGCTTACTTGCCTCGTGGTCGCCCAGGAGGGCGCGCCTTTCGTCTGTCATGTCATCCTCCTGACTGGCTCTGCGTAAATCTCAAGCAGAAGCGTTTTACTTTTCATGCCGTCCAGCCTCCCACTCCCGGTAAATGGTCATGAAATCCTCTGCCCGGAGCGTTACAAGCCACTCCTCCCGGCTGTGCCTGTGAAATACCACGGGAATCAAAGAGGCAACCGCGTCCCTGACAGCTTGCTTCAATGCCTCCCGAACATTCAGCCGTTCAACGGCCTTGCACTCGATATGGAGGCCCGGAAGCCCGATCACGTCCGCTGCCTCTCCGGTTTTTCCGCAGTACTGCGCTGTTCTGCGGCACTCATAGCCCTGCTCCCGCAGGAAGTGGACCAGCCGCAGCTCTCCCTCTTTTCCCTTGCGCTTGCTGTTCATTTCACATACCCCCAGGCGCTTTTGTTCGAGCTCTCCGCTGAGGACTTCTTGCCGAATTCCCGCTTTTTCTCCAGCGCGTCCCAATCCGCAAGGCACCGGACGCCGCGCGATTGCTTGTCCTGCAGGATTTTGCGGATATACGGCCATGTGGCCGCTTTGCTGTCCAGGGCGATGTCAAAGGCCCTCCGGCATACTTCTGCGCCCATGACTTCTGCAAACCCGCGCAGTTCGTCAAGGGAGGACGGGGACGCGGATGGGTTTACCCGGTTCAGATAGTCAGACACTACCTCCGCTTCCGCTCCTGTTGGCAGTGGGGGGGTAGGGGGGGGACAACCCTGACCCTGACCCTGACCTTGTCCTTGTCCTTGTCCTTGACCTTGTCCATGGCTTTTTTCGCTTTCTTCAAAACCCATTGGGTTTTTTGGGTTTTCAGTAAACCAATTCGGTTTTTCTCCCTTAGGTGGTCTTCCGCCTTTTTTACCATTTTCCCGGTTGGTTGTAGCGGTTGCCTCTTGCGCCTGCAAAGATTCGTCGATGTCCCTTTTGATGGCTGGCCAAACGTACCGTTCATTCCCGTTGAATTCTGGCTCCACTCCCGACGCACGATATTTCATCATGGCCAGCACCAGACGCCCCACTTCACCGTCACTGTACGGCTCGAAATAGCTTTCGTAGCTCATCCAAAGCTTGACATATTCCTTTTTTTCCGCCATTGCCTTACTCCTCTTCGGAGCGTCGAACTACAACGTCAAAGTTGTTCTTTCCTGCGGTAAACAACCGGAGCAAAGCGGGAAGTTCGCATTCACGCACCCCTTGAATAGTTACCGTATCGTTTGCATCGTCCAGATAACCACCGTCAATAACAAACAGTGTATATTTCATTGATAGCCCTCCAATCAAAACGGTAGCTCGCCGTCTTCCTCGCTGATCTCTGCAAAGTCGGAGGCGGAAACGTCCACACCGCGGGGGACAGGACGGGAGCCCTGGTCATCTTTCTTGGAATCCCCAAAGTAGACGTTATCCGCGATCACCTCGGCGCTGCGGCGCTTGCCGCCGTCCTTGTCCGTCCAGTCCCGGATTTGCAGGCGGCCCTCCACCACAGCCATGCGGCCTTTGGAGAAGTACTTGCTGACAAATTCAGCGGTAGAGCGCCAGGCCACAATATCAATGAAGTCCGTCTCCTTCTCGCCGGACTGAGACTTGAAGTCCCGGTCCACGGCCAGGGAAAACGACGTCACGGCGGTGCCGTTTCCGGTGCGGCGCAGCTCCGGGTCTTTGCAAAGACGCCCTTGCAAAATGATTTTATTGAGCATTGTTGTCCTCCAATCTGTACTCGGCGTAGCTGACGCTCTCGCCGTAACGGTTCTTTGCGGAGACCATGCGGCGGGTGATGTGGTGTCCGCCCTGCCGCAGGTCGTATATGCGGGCCCCTAAACGGTAGCAGTCCAGGTCGCCTAGCGCCTGCATGGGGTTGATGGAACCGAAGTCCTGCATGTACTGTAAAACGCGCTCACATTGGGTCATGGGTTCTCCCCCTTCCGATAGATCATATCCTCCCGGTTCCAGTCAGGGTAAAAGCATTTTAGATAGGAAATGGCATGTACGTACATGGTCTCCCGGTTGCGGCCCTCGTCAAACTCTCTATGGCATTTCTGGCAGGCCGTAACAACGTTTCTCTCAATGCCAAGACCGCCCTGAGAGCGGCGTACAATGTGAGCAATGGGGGCGCCGGGCCTCCTGCAGAAAATGCACAGGTGGTTGTCCCGCTCCCACACGGCCCGCTTGACCTTCGGAGATATGGATGTGGCCTTAGTGAGTTTGTTCATCCCATCCCTCCATCATCGCTGCTAGTTTCTCTGGCTGTAAGATCTCGATTCCCTGCTCTCTGCAGTCCTCAATAATTAGGTCGATTAGACGGGACATCTGAACAGTGTCATAAGTACTGGAGCCGTAGTAGAGTGTGACATTGGTGCAGCCACTGATCTTACTTGGGAACGTCTCCGTCTGCCAGCCAATTCCATTGTGCCGCCAGCCATCCACCAACTTGTCCACGGCCTTATTTCGAACGCAGACAGTCTCGGAATTTCCTCCGATGTCACGGATGTACTCCCGGTAAAGGTCTTCTTTCTTTACCTGCAGGACTTCCGCAAGTTTGTCTAGCAGCACCCAGCAATAAGCGTTGGCGTCCAGGCTGCGGCGCTCTCTGTGGGGTTTGATGGTTACGTCATAAGTCTTTCCAGGGCGGATGCTGCTACAGACATCCAACGCCTGCCGGTGGGACACTTGAACACAAACCCAGGTGCCATCACTGTCCTGTTGCCAGCGTACGTTGTTCGTCTGCATTAGGCCACACTCCTTTTTTCAAGCAATTCGACAAATAAATCAGACGGGGCAAATATTCTGTCTTGACCCATTCCGCGTCGTATTGGATTGGGTAGTAAGAAATTCTAGCATCATCGATAGGGGAAAACCAGTTAAGATAGTCCTCTGGAAGCAGATGATATGCAACAATACGGCATTGCTTCTTTGCGCCGAACATCTCTGCTTGGCACTGCTGCCAATAGGCTTTTGATACTACAAAATGGTCCTTTCCATAAGTTTTTACCTCGCTGATTTCGTCCTTGGTCTCGCCATCCAGATTAATGCGAAGACATAGCCGAGGAATTCTGATTTGACGGTCCATTTTCCGGATGCCGATATGTTCCAGGATTCTGTGTTCAAAAGCTGTTCCTGTCAGCATTGCATCTGTGGTAAAGTCCTCTTGTCGAATGCCCAGTTTTACCATCCACCACTTTTCAAATGTGGGTGTTTCCCAGCTCCCCACGATTTTTCCTGTATCGCTGGCACCAAACCAGCCAGACCTTTCATGATCGTGAATCATAATTGCTGAAGTTTCTGTTCTAGGGTAGCGATGTTGTTGAATTGCAACATCAGTGTGCGGAATTGCTTATCATTAAGATTCAGTGTCGACAAAAGGTCTCTATGGTCCAATCCAGCTTTCTCTTTTGCGGTAATCAACCGCTCAATGCGTTCTTTGATGGACCAAATACTATGTCCGCTCAAATCGTCACTATCCCGTTCTGTGTCCTTTTCTGTGGTCCACAGATTAAATCCGAGGCCTGTATGGATGGCAACGCCTTTGACAAACGCTCTTGCGTGGGCGTTGGAGATTCTAAGCTGATTGAGTGTATCTTCGTACACTACTAATGACCCATTCATCAGGGGCATATCCATCGTGAATACCAAATCATCAATGTGTACCTCAACAGACACAAACCAGCATCCGGTCTTTCTTCCATCTTTATTTGCCACATCGGCAGAGGTAAAAAGATAGCTGCCCTCCAATGTTTTCAAAGGTGTAAAGTAAACAGTTTCTGCTCCGTTCTCATGGAGCATAGATTTGCAGGTGGCCCAGTTCAGATAAGGAACCTTGATTTTTTTCCCGTTATCGTCCTTCGCCTCTCGGTAATCGCAGCGAGGCAGTACATCAACCTGCACCATCTCATGGTATGGTTTCAACATTGTTATTCCTCCACTCTGACTACCGGTATGTCCATCATTCCGGCAATCTCATCTAAATTCGTGTCTATCCAGTCTAAAACGTAGTCTTTGAAACAAAATTTGCAGTAAATCTCCCCGTCTACGATGTAATACTTTTCGCAGTCATCTTCCAGAACGGGGTTCAGGGTGTGTGTGCACTGACTGCATTCTGGATATTTTTTCATCTCGCATCCTTCCGCTTTTGCTGTTTCCAAACCCTGCCGGAACAATCGACAGAGCAGAATCGTTTTTGCCGTCGCTTCAAAACTGCGCCGCACACCTCACAGTACCGGGTTCCAATTGATGGATGTCCTTTTCTTGGCGGTGGGTCTCCAGGGTGAAGCAATTTCCATTGCCCGTAGGTCATATGGGCTTTACGTGCGGAAACCGAATCCTCAATCAGGCTCATTCCTCGCACCACCAAATATCAGCCGTTTTCACACCCAGTGATAAGGCCTCTTGGTGCCCCTGGACTGCCAAATCTATACGGTTTCCCCGGATAGCAGGGCCGGTATCGTCCGCCCGCAGGCGCAGCATTTCGCCGTTGCGCTCGATCATGATGGTGCTGCCCAGCGGAATCACGGCAGGGTCCACAGCGCAGCTTACATAGGGCGTCACGCGCCGTCCGCTGGCAGTGATGCCGGAGCCTGTCCCGCAGATGTGGGGCCGTTCCTCGCAGCAGTAGAAGGTGATCGTCACGTCCTCCAGCTTGGTTGAGCGGGCCAACAGCGCGGCCTCAATAAGCTCATTCTCTGCGGCCTCCAGCTCGTCCAACGTGATCTCCGGCATGATGGCTTTTGTGTGTTCCGGGCGCGGAGGCTCCGCATCCACATTCAGCGCCAGGAATCCAATTAACCAGATTGCCAGAAGCCCAACGAAGCAAAGATATGTAAGAATCTGCCGTCGCTTCATGCCCGCCCCTCCAGCTTGTCCACTGGGCGGAACAGCCAGCTTGTGGCTGTCCCTATTCCAATCAAAACGAAAACCAGTTCAATCGTTGTCATCTTTCTCAACCTTTGTAACAGTAATTTCTGCTGTAACGCCTAGCTGCTCCAAACGCTTTGTCTTTAAGTAAATCAGCGCTTTCTGAAAGCAATCCAGATTTTCTTCCATAGCAAACTAACCTCCTCAAGAACTTGGTAAATTTTATGTGATTGCATCTTGTCCAATCCCTTCGGAAGTGATATAGTGTAAAAGGGATTGTTCGTGGTCGCTCAATCCTTACCCTCGTCGTGCTGCGAACACGGCGGGGGATTTTCTTTGCCCAGCCGGATTGCTTCGTCAAAGGTCATTCCATACGCTGCACGGTTGAGCTTGTCCATCAGGTGCTTCGTGTTTCGCGCCTGGGCTTCCAGGTCTTTGATACTGTCTTTTTCGTTCACAAAAATATCCTCCTATTCTTGCCAGAGGCCGGAGGATGTGTTATACTGTCTCCGATACCTCGTAGCTTCCTTACGTGGTGTCATGGGCTGTCCTCTGTTTCCGCCAGAGGCAGCCCGCTTTTTATTTTTCGTCCACAATGATTGTCCCTGTGGTGTAATAAATCATGTGACGATTCCCGTCTTCATCATCGAATAAAATGTAACTCTCCCGGTCTGTTTCAACGTCAAACTTTCCCGAATACTCCTTGATAAGCTGACCGTTTATGTCGTAGACAGATACTGTCCTCTCAATCCCACCAGACAAATTGCTCTGCTGGTCTTTCAAAGCCCTATGTCCGCTCTCAGAATTAAGCCGATACCAGATATAGGCGCCACAAATCAGCGCAGTAATTAAAACTGTTGCCGCTGTTGCGATTGAGAGTCCAATTTTCAAGCCCTTTTCGTATTGTTTATCAGTCGCTATTGCTCCCCGTAACAAAAATCCTGCGATAGATAGGCCGAAAACTCCTGTGATAATAACGAATACCCATGCTCCGATTGTCATAGTTTATAAACCTCGCTTTTTTATTTTCCTAAAAATAGGTGCGCTGTTGTGCTCACTTACTTGCCATGGTAGAATGTGGGCGAAAGGGGTGTCTTTATGGGTTATCTTTGTCCGTACTGTAATCACACTTGTTTTGACAATGGAGAAATCACAACAACTTACTATCCTTCACACGATAGCGCAGATTTGCCAGAAATGAGCGAAAAGGATGCTATAACCAATGCTGTTCAACTTGATTTCAGTACTTGTCCAAACTGTGGAAAAACCGCCATTAGGATGATTCCGTATTGGAAAAATGGAAATATGAAATTCAGTTTTTCCTACCCTCCAACTATGGCAATCCACCTCCCTGAATATATTCCAGAGGCAATCCGTTCTGATTATGAAGAAGCTGTGTCCATAGTAGATCTAAGCCCAAAAGCGTCCGCTACATTGGCACGCCGCTGCTTACAGGGAATGATCCACGATTTTTGGAAGATTAAAGAGAAAAACTTAAATGCAGAAATCACAGCACTCAGAGGAAAAGTCTCTTCTTCCCAATGGAAAGCGATAGACGGGCTTCGCAAAATCGGAAACATTGGGGCACATATGGAAAAAGATGTTCAACTGATTATTGATGTTGACCCAGGAGAAGCAAAAAAACTAATCAAGTTGATTGAACTTTTGATTGAAAAATGGTATATTTCCCGATATGATGAAGAACAACTTTTCGATGAAATATCAAGTATGGCTGATGAAAAAGAATCTAAACGAAACTTAGGACCCAGTGGCAAGTAATTCCCCTTCCAAACTCCAGTATCGTGTTTGGATTCTGCAAGGATCTTCTTCAGTCCCCCTCCCCTCCAAGGATTTTGTAACAATAACCTGAATCACCTTTGCGCTGTCCGTCCCTCTGGGGCGGGCAGTTTTATTTCCTTCCATCCTCTCACCCCCTCACCATCCATAAGAAACGAATGTCATGTAAAAATGATAGCCCACCCAAGCCACCATAGCGCCTCGTCATTCTCTTTCTCATATTTAAAATGGGTGGCGGCTGTTGCACATAAAATATAGATTATAAACACAATCGTTTTAAAAACCGACACTTCAATCTCCTGTCGCTCCCGTCATGCTGGTAATGCGGCGGGGCATCTTTATTTGGTTGTCCTCCCTGCTATGCCGTGCTATACTGGCGGGGAAAGGAGGTGAATTTTATGAGTTTCCCATCGTTCAAAGATTTTCGTGAAACACTTACAGAAGAACGATTATCAGAAATTTTTTCTGATATATACCGAATAGATGTCATTGAAATAAATGGATTGACGCCAGAAAACATAAATGCTTTTATTTCAAAGCTTAGATATGACACGATCGGTGCTTCTATTAGTGCGTCTCTCGATCTGCTTGAAGCCTATCATGAGTGGCTTTCACAAGAACTTTCGGGTCAATATCTACCTTGATTTCTCCATTCCATCGCTGGCCCTGTAGTGCAAGTACAAGGTCAGCGATTTCTTTTGGCTCACCCGTAATTTTGATTTCTATTGGTTTCACCTCCACTCCACTCTATTTGCGTGTGCAGTTATTGTTGGCTTTGCTTCTGCTGCCCTCTATCATTGGAGGACTTCCTTTTCTCCGTTGGTGCTGCTGTCTTCTGAAAGAAGCTCGTCCACCGTGATGCAGAAATAATCGGCTACCAGTTTCAGATTGTCCACGCTGGGAGAAACCTTACCCCACTTGTAAACCGTCCCGAAACCAAGTCCGACAGCCTTCTCCAAGGCCGTGATGTTTATGCTGTTCTCCCGACAAAGACGCTTGATATTGTCAAGAATCAAGGTATCACCTCCGATTGGAATATCTTCTTGAATCGTCCCCCCCTTAGTGATATTATTGGGACAAAGGAGGGAGATATTTACGATTATGTTTTGGAAAAAACTATCAAGGTCCGAAATCCAATGTATCGAATCGAATATACGACAGCTCAAAGACAGCGAAAAATTGATAAATACAACTGTAAATCCAGCGGTGTTTTTTGGAAGGATCAATTTTACATTAGATTTGCTTCTTCATTTATCGCAATATGAAAAATACAAAATATTTAAAGGGGCTACTCCAACACATGACTACAATATAATATTGGAAAATATAGAGTTAACAGTCGATAAGTTTATAGATCGTGCATTGGAGAGCAATCAGAAGAAAATCGAGACCTTAAAAACAGATGGAGCCAAAAGAAGAAACTACGAAAAGTTTACGTCCGCATTGATTGCAGCGTTTGATTGCGCAAACACATTTTGGACTGGAAATGCTGGATTCCCTCACTATACTGGGCCTCTTTATGCTTGGAAGAATTATGAAAGAGTAAAAGCGATTTATGAATCTTCCAGTAAATTTCTATCAGAAAAACAAATCCCTCCCTCCCAAAATTTCTTAAAATGAATTAGAAAACACCCTCCTTTTCCTTGACGGAAATCGGAAAATATGCTAACATTGAATTGCTGATACAATTACATATATTCCGATTAGGCCCGTATCATATAGGGGCTTGGTTTTTGTTACCCTATGCCTCTATTATATTAGCAAATTTACCGATTGTCAACAAAAATTTAGGAAATTTACTAATTATTTTCAAGGGGTGATTTTTTGGTCGACAGGATTAGAGAATTGTGTTCTTTAACTGGAAAATCTTTATTTTCTTTGGAAAAAGAATGCGGTTTTGGAAACGGGACAATAAATAAATGGGATAAAAGTTCTCCGTCTATAGACCGTGTGTCTAAAGTCGCAGCGGCGCTCGGAGTGACCGTCGGAGATATTTTGGGCGAAAAAAATACCGCCCCCATTTCTGAGGACGGTAAAGCTGAAATCTTATCTATTTTTGATTCCTTATCTCTTGATAGGCGTTCCAAATTGATTGAACTGGCTCGTCTTTATTTAGCCGATCAGCGCAAAAGCGAAGAAATGAAATAAAATCATTTTCATTATCCACTCTTTCGCAGAGCAATTCACCGCAGGTCATATCTCGTTCATCCATATTCCAGTTGCCCCTCCTCGTTCAAGAACATTTGTTCTAGTGATTTGATAATATCATAGCACCGAGGATAATATAAGGCAATCAGCAGATTTTCACAATTTTTTCCATTTATATTTTGTATTGACCTATATCTAGTGGTCTTTATTTTTATACCACAATTTTACTTTTTACGATAGGTTTTCATTCTAGTGAAAAGCCGCCGTCAGGAATCACCTGGCGGCGTGATCTTAGGAGGTGGAGCTATGCAACGAGCTGCATTATATATAAGGGTTAGTACAGAAGAACAAGCCCGGCATGGCTTGTCTCTGGAAGACCAAAAAAATAGTCTGACCCAATTTTCAAAATCCCATGGAATGAAGATTGTCGGCATCTATGAAGATGCTGGCATCTCCGCCAGAAAACCATATAAGAAACGCCCTGCACTCCTAAAACTTCTGGATGATTGCAGGGTTGGAAAAATTGATCTGATATTGTTTATAAAACTGGACCGATGGTTTAGAAATGTGGGGAACTACTATGCTGTTCAGGAAATCCTAGATCAATATGGTGTATCTTGGCAGGCGACACAAGAGGATTATGAGACGACAACCGCATCCGGGCGGCTGAAAGTAAATATCATGTTGTCCGTTGCCCAAGATGAAGCAGACCGGACCAGTGAGCGTATCAAATTCGTTTTTGAGGGAAAGCGGGCGCGGTTGGAGCCTCTTACCGGGAATATACCTTTTGGTTATAAAATTGAAGGAAAATCATTCAAAAAAGACGAATCCAAAGAGGCTCTTGTTAACGATTTCTTTAAGAAGTATTTAGCCTCCGGTTCCATTTCTAAAACTTCCGAATTTATCAGAGAAAAATATGGTGTTTTAATGAGATACCATCTTATTGATAAGATGCTGCGCAGCACTACATATTATGGGAAATATTACAATATGGACGGAATGTGTCCTGCCTATATCACTAAAGAAGATCATGAACAAATTCAAGCTATGCGGAGGAAGGTTGTCCGAAAGGCAAAGAATAATCGTACCTATCTGTTTTCCGGATTAGTGGTTTGCCCGGAGTGCGGCAACAGGATGGGTGCTCGTATTAACACAAAGCAGACGTATGTGTTCTACAATTGCAACGGACACTATACAAAGCAGAATGGATGCCAAAATCGCGTTAATCTTGGTGAAAGGAAAATTGAAGAGTATCTTCTTGCGACAGTAGCCAATAAATTTCACGAATACAAGGCCAACTTTTCCGCTCTCAAAAATGCGGAAATCAACAAAAGGTCACGTGCAGAAATCTCTGCTGCAAAGTCAAAGTTAAACAAACTGAAGGATTTATATTTGAATGATATCATCACACTAGAAGAATTAAAGACAGACCGTGAAGCATTGCTTGCAAAAATCAGTGATTTGGAGAAAGCCGCACTCCCTGAGCAAAAGCAAGACTTCGAGAGTATTGATAGGGTGTTAACCGAAAACTGGAAAGAATCTTACGACGGACTCAACCGCGAAGAAAAACGAGAATTTTGGAGAATTATTGTCAAAGAAATCAAAATATACCCTGATAGGCACATAGAATATTCCTTAAATGTGTGAAAAAAATTTCCAAAAGTTTATTACTTAATATTACTTCCTCTGTAGTTGCAGTAATATTATGTAATATAATCCCCGCCCTCATGAGAGAGCGGGGACTATCATCAGTGCTTCACGACAAACTCATAGTACCGAGCAAGCTTGTCGGGAGCGGCGTCCTGGTCATCCAGAAACGCTTTCGCAATTTCGGCATAGAAGTCGATGTTACTGACATTGAGCTTCTTAGCAACCTTGCTGTAATCCGAATAGACCATGTTCATAGCTACCCACCATTGATATGGGTCACAGTTAATTCCCCTCTGCGTCATGATCTGGTTGGTCTGCTCCATCGTCCAGTGAGGGCCGGTAGTGCCGTCCTCGTTCTTCATTTCCCGGGTCCACTCCTCAGCCATTTCTCTGCTGAACGGAGCAACACCAGAACCGTAGCCGTAGCCGCTCATGCGCTCGCCTCCGCGACGGTACGACATCTCGTCACCACGATAATCATGGCTGAACTCAGGCGGGATTTTGTTCATCTCCCCCTCCATGGAAAAGCCAATCTTATTCATGGGTCGCAGAGAGTAGTCCCGATCATAATGGCGCATGGAGCCATCCTGATAGACCGGAGGCACATAGGGGGTCATGCGGTAGTGGGAATCTGGGCCATAGTTTCCGTGCAGGTGTTCGTCGTAATAACTCATAGGAGCATACCGGCCATTATCGTAGTGCTCGCGGCCACGACGGTCACGGAACTTATCCTCCACCCACATGTCGCTTTCATTGCGAGGTGCAAAGCGGCCATCAGAGTAGCGGCGATACCCGCGATCTTCCACATCATAGTTTTTGCGACTTCCGGACATCAACATCATTCGTGTAGATTTTTTCATTCTGCTACCTCCTTACGCCGTAGGTGCTGGTGCGGTACCGCCGTCAATACTGGCAAGATTGTTGCTAGGGGAGCAACAAGGCTGGCCCAGCATACGGAACGAGCCACCGGTTGGCGTCGTTACTACACAGACAGAGTAGCGGGTGCGTGTACGGATTCCACATGCAGTAACCTGAGCACAGGTACGCTTAGTCAGTGGATAAAGGGTAGTTCCTGTGCCGATGGTGATGTACACCGGAGCATTGATGGTAGCAGTGTCCGGAATGGCCTGTGCAACAACGATACAGTATTTCTCTCCGTTGTTATAGGCACCAGCGGGAAGGTTGATCTCCAGATTTCCACCGGTAAAGGTGACGGCCTGAGAGAGCACCAGACGGTCACACAGTTTGCATACAGGTTTACAAGACATATTACTCCTCCAAAAATCAGGGGCAGCAGACGTTCAGCCTGCCGCCCCGAAATAGTCACGGCAAAGCCGGAAGATGTAAGTGGTTCTTACTGATTAGCAGCCACAGCCGCAGCCATTATAGGTCCCACAGTAGGGATAAGGCGCGGGCACCTGGTAGGCAGGCACAGGCATGGGGTTGATACGCCGAATGAGTTCCGCAGTCTGCGCTTCCTGATTTGCTGTAATAAAGGCGTTCTGGGCCGCCTGGGAGGCCGCCAGCTTCAGGGACTGATTCTCTGCCTGGAGGCTAGAAATCTTGTCCTGGCAAAGGTAGTCCAAAATCGCGCGCGTGTTGGCATTGTTGTTTTCCAGGATATCACGGGTGGTATTCTGGATGGTATTGCGGGTATCGCAGGCCTGAGTAGCCATATCATACCGGACTCCCTGAATGGCAGTCTGGGTATCGCAGCAGCACTGCGCCAGCTGTGCGCCCAGAGAGTTAAAACCGGTTTGAGTCTGATAGCCCAGATTGCAGATAGCCGTATCTACCCCGTGGAAGCCATTGGTCATGGTGTTGTTCAGAGCAAACGTGCTGTCGCAGATGCCCTGCTGGATGCCCTGAATTCCACGCTCCACGCCGTTGAAGGCGATAGCTTCATGCACGTCGGCGCGGGTTGCAAGGCCCTGCAGACCAGGACTGTCGGATGCACCGCCTCCAAACCCGCCAAAACCGAAGCCTCCGCGACCCCAGCCGAATACCATAGCCAGAATGATGATGCCCCAAATGCCTTCCCAAGCACCGCCACCGAAACCGTTGTTACAGTTGCCGCCGTTGGAATCGCTTCCCAGCGCATAGCCGGTCGCAAAATCGTTATCCATTTGTAGATACTCCTTTATCAGTTATTACATCGGGGCCGTACGCTCCCCGGATGTTTCCAAAGAGCGGTTTTTATCAAGACCCGAAAACTGAAAAAGATGCTATAAAGTTATCTGCTGCTTGGAATCGACACACCAAGCTGCCGTGCGAGGTCGTCAATAGAGATTCCCCGCTCCTTCGCCATATTTTCCGCGATCTGCTGGAGCTGTTGTGGGTTCTTCCCCTGGATAAGTCTCATAGCCTGAGCCGCCTGCGGGTTCTGCCCTGCCATCTGTTGGAGGAGTTGCATAGGATTCCTCCCTGCCCGCATCATTTGGAGCATAGCCATCATGGGATTATTCATCGGCGTCATTTTTCTTTCCCGCCTTTCCGATAGAAGCGGGCTTTTTCAGCCTTTCTATCTCCTCTTTGAGATTGTTGATGGTGTCTTTCATATCCATAAATTCATCCAGAGGCGCGAAGGCAGGGACCGGATTCTCCGCCTGCTGTTCCCGTGCCTGTTGTTGGTTATGAAACTCAAACACATCTGCCGCGCCGGTGTTGGTATTGAACCGTTTCATATAGATCACATTATGGGCCAGGTCCGGGAAAAACATGGGATTTCCCATGAAGTCAACCGGAACTCCCAGCGCTTCCTCCCTGGAAGCCACAGGGCGGCAAAAGAAGGTGGGCTGTGTGTTTACATTCCCCTGAGGCTGCACGGCCTGTGAGGGCTGTTGAGGCGGTTGCTGGGGCTGATATACTTGTGGTGCCGGGGCGAACGGAGTCACGGGGTTGTAGCCTCCGTAAGCCGGGTAAGTATAGTTAGGGAACGCCATCATGCATACTCCTTTCTGTCATCATAAAGAAGCTCTATTTGTTTGATAAAGGTCTCCAGTCCGGAGAAATTTCCCGCTGCGGCGTATCGCTGGCATATGTCCTCCGCTGAAGATGCTGTATATCCGCAGGCTACCAGCCGCTTGACAAGCTCAGACCCATTCACAAGCAAAATAACACGTCCTTTGCAACAAAAATAAGGAGTCCGTGAGGAGGGCGGCGACGTGTACCAACCCTTGAATCCTCACGTCCTCCATGTCTATATTGTCGCATAAAAAATCCCCGCATGGGTGGCAATCCAGCTGGAATTATGTGTGGCTTGTGTGATTTATTTTGAAAATTACTTGACACATCTCAAAAATTTTCATATACTAGTACTGCGGAGATGGCTATAAAGCCTGCCTCTGCCAAGCTACGAACATGGGGGGTTGCGCTTATGCGTAGCTCCCCACAAAACTTTTAGGTGGGATAGATATGTTAAGGGGCGCTGTCTTTGTAGACCATATGAATTTTAATATCGCCGTAGGCGACTACTACAATTCTCTCGGGAAAAAAACGCCAAATTTGGATTACAATACGGTTTTTTGCGGCGTAGTCAGCTTGATCCCCGGCATCAGCTATACAAAAACTACGATTTTCGCGCCAGAGCCGGACTCCTTTCTTATGCAAGACCCATATCTTGCAAAATACTACAAATGGGTACAGGGTATGAGAAACGCAAGATATCTGGACGTTGTGGAAGGGCGGTATATTGGACGCCCCGTGATTGACACGGCCCCCATGGACATCAGAGACAAATCCACATATTATAAGGTCGAAAAAGGCACGGACATCAATCTGGCTATTTACGCACTCAGCAAGGCATACAACAATGCGTATGACGTTGCCTTTGTTCTCAGTGCAGACACAGATTACATCAGTCTTTACCGACAACTGAAAATGATTGGAAAGCTGGTTGTGGCCGTAGCGGTCAAGGGTCAGAATTTGCGAAAGGTCATCCCAGAAGTAGATGATTATCTTATTTTGGATGATACCTTTTTCTCTCAATACACTAGATGAAAAGAGCCGGGGATTACCCGGCTCTTTCTTTTTGTTTTAGCCGTTCAGCTGTCCGCTGGACCTCCTGCATAATGTGAGGCAAATGGTGCGAAACCGTTGACCGTTCCCACCCGAGTTCCGCCGCGATGTCCACTTGCGGACACTTCTCAACGATATATCGTCGGGCGATCAATTCATCATCCCGGTGTAGGGCAGCTTCCCGGATGGCTGTTTCCAATTCTGAGCGCAAGAGGTCCGCTAACTCTGGCGGCAGCTTCACTCTTGCGCTCATTGGTTCACGTCCTTTCAGGTGTTCAGGCTTTTCCGAATTTCTGATGATACCTGTACAGCATCACGGCAAACTGTCTGCGGGTAACGGGCTGGTCCAGCATCATGTCGCCGTTCGTGTTGCCCAGCATAATGCCGTTCTCCTGCACCCACTGGACCGCCAGATCACTTTCAGAAGGATTGTCCACAGTTTCCTCCTTCCAGGCAATCCCCAGATAGTTCAGGATGCCCTTTGCTTCCGCTTCCGCCAGTTTTTGCCGGTATGCGAAGTTTTTGAGATTTGCGGTGTCTGTTTGATTGGTGTGGAAGCCATGCTCGATCAAAACAGCCGGAGCCACGGTGCCTTTCAAGACATACAGCGACGAGTCCGCCACAATCGGTGTAGACCTGACAGTAATTCCGGCGTCTTTGACGGCCTCCAGGATATCCTTTGCCGCCTTATAGCCGCTCCCGCTGGTCTTATAGACATATGCGCTCCAGCCAGAGGCAGAAGACCAGCCTCCATCTCCAGCGGCGTTGCTGTGCAGGCTCACGAACAAATCCAGGTCTTTGATGGCGTTTGCAATCGTACACCGCTGCGCAAGGCTGACTTCCCCGCCGCCAGTCCTGGTCATGGTGGCAGCAACGCTATGCCGCTCCAGGATGCTCTGAATGCGTTTCCCCATGTCCAGGGCAAACTCATGCTCATAATAGGTTCCGTCCGGGCTTTTGTTGGCGAGGTTTCCCGCGTCATGGCCCGGGTCCAGGACCACCTTCTTTTTCTCCACAGTTGTCTCCCCTTTCTTGAGATAGACCAGAATCAAATCATGCACGTCCCTGCTGCTTTGGATGACTGCTCCATTGAAATAACACTGGCTAGAGCCGCCGCCATCCAGCATAACCGCGGAATCCCATCCTGCCGCCGCCAAATCGTCTCTGAGGGCTTCCGGCGTCCGGGTCATACTCCCTCCGTCCCTCGTACAGTACAGGGCCAGAGAGCCGTCCTTGACGCCAATGGCAGAGCGTCCCCGTTTGCCGCCCTGCCCCTCGTCATAGATCAATTTGGAGAGTGGCTTTCCGGAAACAATCAGCGGTGTGCAAGTGATATAATTGCGCTGAGAGGCGTCTGGCAGCGTGTCCATAGAAATGTCCGGCCCATCATTCCAGGAGTAGCCGGAGACTGTGTAAGCCGGTTTGCAGAGTACCTTTCCGTCTGCTTTCAGGTGACAATTAGGTACAAATGTACTCATGTTATAGAGCGTGCCGTTGAGGATGTAATCCGCCCCGGTCTCCCTCTGAATTTGAGAGAGAGACCGGCGGGCGGTGTTGATGTAGAGCTGGATGCGCTGGATATCTTTCAGGGGGATTGTTACCGCCAGATGGTCAGGCATTTCCACCACTCCCCAGCTGCTTGAAAACCTGATTTGCACCGGTAGCCGCCAGGCCAGACACGATGCCGACAGCCGCAGCGGTGATGTAATCCGTGGCAGGGAATTCTGGCATAATGAACATGCCCGCAACACCCAGAACGCCGCCAAACACTCCGCAGACAATGGGAATCCACTTGTTGTCAAGCCCGGATGCCTTCACGCCTTGCCCGATCAGCAGGCAAATGACGGTGATTGCCGCCACACCGGTGATGCCGAGAGAAGAAACATCCATAGATTAAACCCTCCCGTGGTCCTTGTCGTAGTCCGCCATAGACTTGGGCTGATACTTGCAGGACCCGTCCTCAGCATAGATGTACCGCAGAGAGCCCTTCACCACGTCCACGCCATGATACTTGGGCCGGTTGTACACCATATCCTTTTCGGGGATGTACTTGTCGATCTCCTCCTGCCACGCGACAGCGCCGGTGAAGGTGTGCATGGAGGCCCACCAGGGAGTTTCAACGGGAGCGGGAATAAAGCCCTCCTCCATCTCTTCCTTCGTCCAGCCGCCTCCAGGATTCTTGTTCGGGTCCAGAGAAAAGTTCGCGCCAGCCTCTTTCAGCTTCGCGTTGGCTTCCTCCACCGTGATCTTACCGGCCTTGTACTGCTCCATGATGTCGTTGATAGTCTTGTTCATAATATGTACTTCCTTTCTTTTTTACAGCCCGATTCGGGCCAGAATAAACGTAATTACTGCCGCCAGGACCGCCCAAATCACTTTATCCACAATGGAATCCCAGCGCTTCTTTGGGCTGGCCTGTTCTGTCTCCTGCCATGCGATCAGCTTGTCCAGCTTTTCCATGATGTTGTCATACTGCTCATTCCGGGCGGCCTCTGCCTTTTCCAGGTCTCGAATCCGGTCAAACAGTTTTCCATGGGTGTCTCTTGCCTGTTCCTGCAATTTTTCCATCTGCTTTTCTAGCATGTTTGCTTTTTGCAGGCCCAAACAATCCCGCTGTGGGTCTATGATACATTTTTCATTACTCATGGGCAGCACCGCCTATCTGTGGTATAATCTTTTTGAGGTGATGATATGGATATGGATTTGTATAAAGTTACCGTGATCTGCTCAAAGTGTGGACGAATGGCCCCTTTCACTCTGCCAGATGGTTCCAATATATGGGGTTCTTGGGACTGGCATCATCCCTGTTCCTTTTGCGGGGAAACTGCATGGGTTGCCCACGAACCGGGCCGGGACTGGAAAACCGGGAAGCCGCTGGACCTTTAAGGTTTGGCGCGCATACTTAATCTCGCTTTTTTAGAAAAAGCCTGTGTGATTTGCTTGTTGAAAATGTATGGACATTACGCCACAAAGATTTCATGTTACTTTGTATACTCTCACATCAGTGCCAGGAGCATTCATATCGGTAACATTTCCTGATAATTTCAGATATGAGCTAAATTTCATATAAATTAAGGTGCCCTGCACGGCATTGAATGAGTCTCCACTTGCTGTACTAGGGGTTACTAATACACTAGTCTGAATAAGATAGCCTGCATTCAAAGCTGTAAAATATATACGAATATTATCAGATATACCTGAATTTGTAATCGTGATCCTTTTCACAGCTGGCGCTTTAACAGATAGTGTACCCACAACATTAACACCGGACACGCTTGTAAATGTCTTTCCACTCGTTACATCTGCCGCAGTAGCGGTTCCCAGGTTTGCAAGCATATCACAAACTTCTGCCGAGCCAGTGATTATTTCACCGCTGCTATCTATGGCCTGTTTTCCGGCGGCTAGATTCTCCGCTGTTGCTGGATTAGACAGCTTCGGAAGAGATGTACCAATGATCATCTGATTTGCAATCATGTGTCCTCCTTTATCATGGGAGTTTTTGAAGACGGCAGCCGATGTTATTGCTTGTCCCTGCAGCGGAATTCTGTCCATTTAGATGGAATGCACCGTAATCATGGCTTTGTCCATAGGAACCACCAATAAGCAGTACAGCTCCATTTGCATTGTAGAAACATTTATCACATACGAAAGTGCTCTCGCTCCCAGACACCGCGTTTGGGTACAATGCGTATTCATAGCCCTCTGCCGTTGGATTCGTCCAGGCAGAAATAAAGCCGATAGACGTAGCCCGCTGCCCTACCAGCACCCCGTTTTCTGCATCACTAAAGTTATCAGGGTTTTTAATGCAGTACACATTGGCACCCGAAAAGTAAACACCATCACAAATGGTGACTGCATTATCCCACAAACCTTCGATATGACGGTACTGACAGCATCCGTATGTGTCGCGACTAGCTGCGCTGGTGCCTGTATGATACACCATAGCGTCCGTCAAACCCATATTAAACATCTGTTTGTTGGGGGAGCAACCGTAGCCGATGGTGGCCTGGCTGTTCCAGTTGGCGTACTCCACCAGGTAGAGCATCATGATCGTCCAGTACATGGCGAAGTCGTACTGCCAGATGGTGCCCCCCAGGTTGTGGATGGAAGTTCTCGCCGTGACTTTTGTAATATTTCCTAGCGGTTGGCTGCCGGCTTGGGATTTATAGGACATGCTGCAGTGGTAGCGGCCCACATACACCACGTCCCGCTCTCCATGGCCGTCTCCCCGATCCGCGTGGGCGGGAGAGACGTGAAATCCATCCTCCGGCCCGTCCGCGATCTGCAGTTTCATGGTGTTTCCGCTGCGGGTCCACTTGTACCAGTATTTCGGAATTTTCACCAGTGTGCCCGCCACAGCATCCTCCTCAATCACCATGCCGCTCCATGGCATGAGGTTGTCAAAGGGACTGCTGCCGTTGCCGTTGTTGACTGCGGGCGATGGATTTCCAAAACCGGCTGCCTCGTCTGTCCTCGTCCATGTAGTAGCCGCGCTTCCATCCCATTCCGCTCCATAAATATGGGCTGTTGGCGCAGGAGGCTCCGTGCTTTTCACATCAGTAATAACTATATACACAGTCAAATCCGCTTCCGGAACCGTCTGGCAGGTGAAGGTAAGACTATTGGCGGCTTGTCCGGTGCAGAGGATTCCGGAAGCGAGGTAAGCGGCTTGGGAGGCAATAGCAGGCACGGGCTGAATCAGCTGCTTTGTCTCGTCGGCAAGTACTCCTGGAACAGTGATTGTCTGAGAATTTCCATGCCATGCAGACGCGAGAAGCGTCACACCATTGCCCGTTGGCTTTCCGCCCGCATTGGCGAGTACCTCCTGAAATTCTTCCTCCGTCCCCGTATATCCCCCATCAACCGCATACTGATAAGCTGATTTGCCGGGAAGTCCAATCCCTGCCACCAGCTTTCCATTTACTTTGATTGCCATTGTTTACCCCACCATCTTATTCATCATTTCGCCCAGAACGCTGTACTCCTCCGGGGTCAGCCTGTCCGCCGCCAGATACACGTCCATCTTCTCCTGCAGGCCTTCCGTCCGGCCTCGGTCAATCAACAGCTTGCAAAGATTATACACAGTGGACATAGGGTTTCTCCTTTCTCATCATAGGGTGGTGAGTTCCAGCATACACAGGCGTTCTTCGTGGTCCGCAAGCATATCCAGGGTAATGTCTTCCATAGAGAGAGCTGGTTCCAGATCTGTCTCCGGTTCTGGTTCCGGAATATCCATCATTTTTGCTTCTTTTGAACCATCTGATTTTAATACTGTAACAAGCTTTTTCATTTTTGCACCTACTTTACAACCCTGTAAATTTTTAATGATTGTCCAATGTTTAAATCAATACTGAAAATTGCAGTTTTGTAATTATCGGAATTACCAGTACAGTTGAAAAATTGAAGTCCATTGATATCGTGTACAATTATTTGTATATTTACAGCATTACTTCCTGACACAGTACCAGAGAATCTAAAAACAAAAAATGATGGATGTTGTTGATCAATAACTATACTAGTTGTTGTTGAGTTAAATATGTAGTCTGAGCCAGCTTGTATCTTAGAGTATCTTCGTGAAGAAGAATGGGGAGAACTTAATTTTACAGAAGAAGCATCTCCACTGATACCAGAAATAGAAGCAATAAAGGTTTCGTGTAAATCGTTTTCTGTAACTGCAAAAGCAAAAACATCAGAATCTTCCGTTGCTTCAAATTCATTGACTTTTTCCAAATAGGTGTTTTCGTCCATAAACGTTCCAATCTTTCCGAAAACATCATTTGGCATTGGATTCTCTGGTAGTCCAGGAAATAAAGTCGCCGTCTCAGCGCTCAACAGATCACTCTTGCTCATGATCGGCCCTACAACATTATCCTCGACATAGCCAAGAATTTGCCCTGCGGAGCCGTCTGGGAGGCTTCCTCCCCCAGAACCAGCCTCCTCCGTAAACTCAATCGTGTACGGGCCGGAGCCGAGGGTTTCGGACATAGAAGCCGTTCCGCTTCCGGGAACCGTAACGGCCTGATTCGCTCTTGCGATTCCCTTGTCAATTTCCGGTCCCGTGTAGGCCCCGTTATATCCATCTGTTGTCGGCATATGATCACTCCCTCATGCAGAGATATGGCTCCCCATCGGCGGTAATGTAGGCTGTGCTGCCAACAGGAATATAATAGTAGTTGTCGTTCCAGCTTCCGTCTTCCCCCTGTGCAAAGAGGGAAATTCGATAGTTCCCGTCTCCATGAACAAGGTAATCGTCATACACCTCGAAACTCCGCTGTGTGTTCGCCGGGGTGGTGGAGAAGGACGCGATCAGCGCCCCCTTCCCCACGCCGTACTCCTCCCCAGCCTTCGTAGCGCGGCACTCAAACGCCTGATAGGGAATATCTGACTGAAACGCCACAATGATATAATCAAAGCCAGACACGGCGGAGACCTTTTCTCCGGAAATAGAGAATGTCAGCTTTGGGGCCGCCATTATGCCACACTCCAAATTCCTGCGGCAGTCTTGACGAAGACCTTGACAATCTTCACGCCGTCTCCGGTAGACGCGCTCTCCAAATCGGTTCCGTTAATCGTAACCTGGATATTAGTGGTGGCGGGATAATTGCCTTCGTTTCCGCTGGTGTTGATGGAGCCGCCAGTGGTGGGGATCAGGGTGCCCGCATCCTGCTCGCTGGAATTGGCAGGAACCACGCAAACCTTGTACTCGTCAAACTCCACATCGGAAGTAAAGTTGATAACAGACTGATTGAATCCCGCAATCTTGGAAATCTTGCTCTTGTCCGGGCCGGTGACTGTGACCACGGGAACCGTAGTGTTGAGAGTGATATCATCCGTCACCTCGGCGCTCTCGTTGCCCACATCGTCACGGACCTTGATATGTACAGTCTTCAGGCCATCCCCAGAAGTCAGGTTGACGCTCTTGCTGGTGGCAAAGGTCTCCCAGCTGGCGGACTCTTCCTCCGCGACACCATCAATTCCCCAGATTTTCATCTGGTAGCCGGTGGTCTGCTCGTCGCTGACTCCAATGGTCAGCTTTACCGCTGTACTGGTCGCATACAGTGCCCCATCATTGATTTGCAGTGTCAGGCCAGACGGTGCGGTGGTATCAAGAGTTAGGTTAAAATAGCTTGCCATTTACTGACTCTCCTTTGTGTCAAGTTGGATATATACATAGGCCCCTGGCCTTTCATAAACATTCTCGCTGCCAGCCATGATGGTTTTAATCCCCATCTCTCCCAGCATCAAGGTCTCTATGGTCTCTGTTCCTGCATAAATCATTTTGCTACCCCCGAATCAGATAGAGCGTGGTGGGGCTCTTTGTGGGAAGCTCCTCATATTCCTGCCTGTCCATCACACGGATCACTGATATCTCCGGAGATGATACATTGCCGGAACCGGAGCCTCCCAAAACCCACTCCGCAGCGCCGTCCAGAACACCCAGAAACTTTCCTTCGTCCTCTGGGGTAATTTCCGGCACTCCATCTCCGGGCGGTCCCTGTGGCCCCTCCGGGCCGGGTTCTCCATCAAACTTTCCGGCATCCGCGTCATCCCGTACACTCTGCGCAATCTTTTCCGCCTGTTCGGCGGCTTCTAAAATCTGACTGTACACATCTGGCGTGGGAGGCTGCGCGTTGCTGCCCAGCGACACGCCCTCCCGAATTTCTCCCAGCTGCGCCCAGATGGTGGGGAGAACGACTGTGCCGCCCTTTGTTCCATATACGCCAACCGACAGGTTTCGTCCCGGATTCTCCAATACCTCCCACGGAATTTGGCACTCGTTAGAGTCGTCCAACACCACGGAAATTTGATCGTCGCCCGCGTGGAATACCGCCGTCCTGTCCAGGCCATCCCAATCCGAGTTGAAGGAAAATCGAACCATGTAGACATTAACGGAACCACTGGTCACGCCCTCTTTTGCGCAGACTTCCAAATATATTTTGTTGGCTTGTAGATGGAACATGATGCACCTCTTTCGGACGCTGAATTAGGAATAAATTACTGGAATAACTCCGCACAAAGGCAATTAAAATATGTCGAATTCAATGTTATACACACTGTAGCCAGGTTTTGCGATAAAGGCTCCGTAGGAAATTCTATATCCAGAAACGTCCTTAGTAGTGTCTACCCAGTATGTATTATCAAAGCCTTCAATAACTTTAGGGCGAAACTGATTGTTGTTTGAGTCCATAATGTTAACAAAAATAACAGTACCAGGAACATAAACCGATATGACATCATTAACAACTTGATTATATCTTTGTATAAGTCCTGCGGGTGATACAAACTCAACAATATCCGTCGCGCTTCTAACACGAAGGGTGCCTGTGAAAAACTGTGATAATTGTCCTGTACCACTCACCTTTACCCCCGCCTCGCTGGTAAAGGTCTTTCCTGCGGCTACGTCTGCGGCGGTGGCGTTGCCAAAGTTGCTAATTGGACACATCATATTAAGTATCGAATCTTTTCGCATGATTCTGTCCATTTCAAATGTGTAGTCCAGCTGAAGATTGGTACTGTTTAGTGTTGGGGTCGTATCTATCACCGTATAACCGGAACCTGCGGTACTTTCTCTTAATGTCCCCGTCACAATCTCGCCATTCTGGTCAATCAGCTGCTTCCCCTGTGCCATATCTGCCGCCGTGCCGGGATTTGTCAATGTTGGAAGCTGCGTCCCCGTCTCAATCGCCGCGATTCTCGCCGGGAAATCATTGGCAGCAATAGGGTCAGAGCTGCCTTCTTTCGCTCTAATAGCGTCCGCAATCGCTTTCAGCTTGTCCCCCTGAGTGCTCAATAGCTCGCCTCCCAACTGTCCAGGATCGCCGCCTGAATAGAGGTATCTGTGTGGCTCTTCGCGGAGTCCAGAATCCCGTCCGCGTAAGTAAAAATATCCGTGTTCTTATTCTTCGTGTCGTATACGCTTTTCAGCATATCGCCGGAGCCGATGCCGTCCGCGCCATTGTACACGGTAAATGTTCCAATCGCTTCATCGTCCGAATCGTACATCGTGTAGGTGTCTGTGGTTCCCGCCGCTCCGGTACCGCTGGTGCGCGTAATGCTTTTTACAGACGTTCCCTGCGGGCCGACAGGACCCTCCGCCTGAATGGTGGTATCTTCATAGGCCCCGGTTCCGCTGTTCCATACCTGCCAGAAGCCCGTCTCCTCGTTCACCTGGGGCGGGTGGGCTGTTACCTGCGCCGCCGCTTCTGCAGTCTCTGCGGCCTCCTGCGCTTTTTCCGCCGCGTCCACAGCCGCTTGTACATTGGCGTTAGCTGCTTCCTTGGCAAATGACGCAACCTGCGCGCCCGTCACTTTGGAGGCCACCCCCTGCTGCTCCGCAACAAAGAGGGAGTCATTGTCGATGCTCTCCACTGCCGGGAGTGTGCTGATATTCTTATCGGCCATCGTGTTCCTCCTTGAGATTTGCGGATGCTTTCCGCAGCTTGCTCTTGGCTGCTGCCATCACTTCTACCGCGTCTCCATTCACAGAAAGCGTTGAAAGAATGGCAATCGCATCATCAATCAATTTCTTTGTCTCTTCCATATCAGCCCTCCAAAGCTTTCAATCGTTGTTCCAACTGCTGAATTTTCGCCGTCAGCACCGCGACAAACTCTCCATAAGAAAGGCCATACCGCCCCTCGTCATCTACGGACAAGGCCGCGAAATCATCCAGCGGCATCCCGATTTCATTTAAAACATCCTCCACATCCTGTGCGATAAAGCCCAGGTGGCGCTTGGCTTCTTTCCCTTTATAGAGAAAGCTCACTGGGTTCAGCCGGTCAAACAGAGAGATATATTTTTCAGCAACATCATACCGAATGTCATCCTTTGCGTTCCGATCAGAAGTCACATTCAGCTCCACATCTGATGTAAAGCGGTTTGCGTACACATTGACGGCATTTCGGGTGTCCAGTGTAATATTGGTTGCCACAACGACCTCGCCATTATCGGTGGTCATACGAACGCCGCCGCTAGTAGCAACTACCTGATTTTCACTGACAGCTTCAATCATACCCATCCCATAGGTGCGGGAGCCGTTATAATCGTAGCTGGTCACATACCCGATGTAGCCGCCCAGGTCAGCCCTGGAACTAAGGCTCTCATAGACTGCCATTTCTCCGCCCAGCCGGATATATTCTGCGGAGACCTCGCCAGTCAAAATGTTGTCTCCGGAAATCATGGTGGAGCCGTCGGTCAGGCTGGACTCAAACACCACATCCCCAGTAAATCGAATGACCTGCGAGGCAACCGTAACGCCGCCCACAGAGAGATCAATATACGAGCGGTCCGTGCCGTTCTGCACCGTGAGTGTGATGTTGTTCACCTTTTGCGAAATCGTGGAAACCTGTCCATTCAAACCCTGCACTGTGGATGTAATGCTATCCAACTGAACGGAAATGTTGGACGACAGACCTTCAATTTCGTTTTCCACTTCCAGACGGATTTCTTCCGCCGTTTTTGTGATCGTGGAACGGGTCTCCGCAATCTTACGATTAAACTCCTGCGTCATGGGACCAGCAGCCGGGTATTCGTCCTCCAGCTCCACCTCTCCGGGAGCGGATATGCTTGGATAGCCGTCTCCATCATCTTCCAGACTGGAAATAAAGGAATATAGACCACTGACAGTAACGCCGTCCCCAAGCTCTGCGGACGGGTCTAGATTGGCCGCATCCGCTGTAAATGATTGATATTCATAGCCTTGCAGCTGTGATAAAAGCGTGTTAACCATGTCCTGTGTTGCATGGGGGCAGGAAGCCGTGATCTCCAGCCCTGTATCGTCCCCTGCCGTCAATACGCTTTCGTCATCGACTATCAACGTCACACGGGAAATGGGTTTATACTTTCCGGTATTCTCAAAGCCTGTGATGTCCAGGCCGACAAAGAATTGTTCAGACAAGGATTCTGTCACCTCCAAAGGTGATGGCGTCTCCGTGTTCATCCACTAAATAATTTGTTTCCGGAGGAGCGGACAGGAGCGGAACCAGATATAAGGTATTTGCGTCTGTTATCATCCAGTTCCCCGCATGGGCGGCGGCGATAAAGCACAGTTCGTTCCGGATGGTGTAATCGTTGGCCGGATAATCAATGGTGTAGTTGGCGTTCAGCGCCGTCCGGCTGTCCAGCGTTACTCCCAGAATGCGGCAGAACTCCGCAACAGCGTCCGGCATGGTCATGGGAAATTCCAGGCTCTGGTCCGGCTCCCAAACCACCTCTGCCTTACGCATGGCATCATAGGCTTCCAGCGTCCAATAGCCGTCGTCCTCGCTCCTGCGGTTGGTGAAGAATGTGCCCTTCGGAATCCATTCGGAAACCTGCGTCCTATTTTTCAGGCGGACATACCGCTTAATGGTCGCCGCTTTTGGAATGTTGTCCGCAAAGAGGCTGATCTTCAAGCTGGCAGTGTACGCGTTGCCGATTCCGAAATCCTCAAACAGGCCGTTGCTGTAAGAGTGCTCCACTTCCTGATCTGGACCGTACTCAACTCCGTTGATCTCAAACTTGTATTCCCGCTCTGTGTTTGACATCCTCCAAAGGCTTTTCCACAGTTTGCTTGTCGTCTGTGCCATAGCTACACCTCTATGATATTGAAAGACGCTCCCTCCCAAATATCAGTATCGCCGTCCCATACTTCACTGATATTGGCGCTGAACGAGGAACAGTAAAATGTCTTGGTCATGGTACCATGTAGATCACGGTATGTAGCTGGAAATGTGGCGGAGCTTAAATCGTCATCCAACTGCGCTAAAAGATTTTGGTTCATTTCCAGCATGGCATAAGACAGCTTTCGCTTGGTTGTAATTTTATGGCGGCGCATTTTCCCATTTTTTGTGCGGGTCGTTTTATCGCTGTCTAGGTCCTCCCTGCTCCAGCCAAAGCCTTTGCTCTTCACATATGTGGAATAGTCGTGCCCGTTAATTTTCAAAATCTCCATATCCACCTCAGAAGTTTAGAACCGGCTTTCCGGCTTGCTGTGTCATGCGGTTAATATGGTTAACCGTGTTCCTTGCGACCTCTCTTCCGTCCAAATTGACAACTACCGTTATCGTGCCATTCCCCTGTCCACCAACCTCACGCATGGCTTCCACTACCGCCTGCTTGATGGTAGCAAGCGGCGCTTCAATGTTGGTTCCGCTCCGCTGGTCTCCTAAGACAGCCAGGAATTCCCGGTTGGGGGGAATCACTGCGCCCTGTGCCAAGCGCGGAATTGATACTTTTGAAATTCTTGGAATGTTGATTCCTTTGAACGAATAGCCTCCCAACCAGTCCGGGAGTTCAAAAGCTGTCAATGCTTGGAGGCCGTCTAGCAGTTTATTGATCCCGCTGATAATCAGGTTAATGGCGCTTTCGATCACACTGACAATTCCATTCCAAGCCCCTTTGAAAATATTTTTAATCCCTTCCCATGCAAGGTCCCAGTCTCCGGAAAAAACGCCTCCAATGAATTGAACCAACCCTGTAAAAATTTGTTCAATAGCGTTAATTACATTCGTAACAGTAGTTCTAATTCCATCAAACGCGGATCTAAACAAATTCTTAATTGTATCAATAATAGGACTGAGTACGCCGCCGGTTTTTTCGTCCAACCAGTCTAGGAAGCTTTGAATCATAGTCTTGATTGCGTCAAAAATCGCTGTAATCGCAATATTAAGACCATCAAAAATTCCAGTAATTCCCGCGACAGCCTGTTCAATGTTTCCTGTAAATACTCCAACAAAGAAGTCAATAAATCCTTGCAGAATCATTCGAATTCCGTTTAATAAGGCTTCTCCTTGTCCGTAAGCGGTCGTAATTGCCAAGACAATAGCCGCAATTCCTGCAATCAGCATTGGAATCCAGGAACCTATGAAAAGTGCGATCCCCGCTCCCGTTGCCAAAATTCCCGCGATAGAGAGAATCAGATTTTGTAAGTTCCACCCATTTTCATACGCATCTCTGAATCCGGTTACAAGCATTGTCAAACCCGTTACGATCAAGCCAACGGCCGCTCCGACTCGTCCAAAAACTAACCAAAGCCCTGCCACAAGTTCAGCCGCCCTTAAAAGCATTCCTAGGAGGTTGTCCCATGTAACACCGTTTACCCATGCGTCAAATGTATTCCTGATAAATTCGATTGCACCATCTAGCGCAAGAAATAACCCCAAGAGAGTCTTTAAACCGTTTCTAAACTGCGCGGGAATTTTCCAATATAGCAACGCTGTCCCGATCAATTTGACAAGGTTTAAAATTTTATCAAGAATCCCTGTGTCTTGTTCTTCAAAGTCAAATGTCGGCGCAATGTTGTTTCCAGCAGTGCCGCCCCCGCCGTCTTTGGATTCCCCTGCCAACTGATTAATTTCGTCAAACCCGGCTAGTGATCCGGAAGCCTCATCTGCCGCCGCCCCAACTCCTTCTAAAGCCTCAGCTTCTTTGTTCAGTCCTTCCGCTGCCTGTGCAGATTGTTTAATGGTACTTCCAAACAGCATGGAAACAACATTAGCGATTGCTGTAATGATTCTCGACAAAACATTTACAAATACTGTAAATGCTGGTATAATCACATTTACTAGGGGCTGTACTAATGTAAGGAGGGCCCCCTTTAATCTACCGATGGCCGCAGTCGCTTCGTCATTGGTTTTAATGACCTTTCCGAACCATTCTCGCAGAGAGGCAAGTCCCTGAGAGATCACCGTAAAAATCAACGCGCTTCGTACCACTTCTCGTAGTCTCATGGAAAACTTTCCGGCGCTCTTTTGCATCCGCTCCATGGCCTGTGACATTATTTCTGTGTTTGGTCCAGAAGATGCAAGTTGCTTTTGGATATCTCCCGCTCTTTCTTTGGTCAGATTAAGGGCAATGTTGGTTTTCTCAATAGAAGCATCGTAGCTCTCCACCTTTTTCTGCACAGCATCCCATTCTTTTTGGAGCTGCTTTACCTTTTCTGCCTGCTGATTGATACTGGAAGACGTGAAAAACTCGCCGCCGCTTCTCATGCTTTCCAGTTTTGCTTTTGCAGCATCCAGCTCTGCCCCAAGTTGCCTAGATTGTTCAATCAACGGCATTTGTTGTTGCTGCTTAATATAAATCTGATCATTTAAGCTCTCAATTTTTTTGTTTAGTTTGTTCAGTTCTTGTTGCGCCTTTTTATTATCAAGATCAACATCAATTACAATAGAGCCATCAGCGGCCATAAGATCACCTTGCTTCCTAGCGGTTTTATATATTGAGGAGGGGATTTGTATAGAAAATATACTTTTACTTGTTTTTTGATATTTTAAAGAAAAATGGAGGGTATTTGGAATGGGAAAGATGACAAAATGCAAATCTTGCGGAGCTGAAATCGCAAAGTCGGCAAAAATGTGTCCTCAATGTGGTGCGAAACAAAAACACGCTTTAAAAAATGTAGCTTTTATTCTTATTGCTATTTTTTTAATAGGTGTTTTTGCATCTATATTTGGGGATAACAGCAATCCAGAATTAGTACAATCAGATAATCAAGGAGATAATTCTACACAGTCAGAAGATGTTCAGAAAGAAACCGAGGAAAAAACTGTTTTTAATGTTGGAGAAACAGCTGCTTTAAATGATATTCATGTAACCTTGGTTAACGTTTCTGAAAATAACGGCGGAAATTATATGACTCCAACAGACGGAAACGTTTTTATCGTCTGTGAATTTGAGATAGAAAATAATTCTGACACAGATATAGCCGTTAGTTCTATCATGTCGTTTGAAGCTTATGTTGATGATTATTCTACTTCAATGAACCTTTCAGCAATGTTGAGCACCAACCAGAAACAGCTTGATGGTTCTGTTGCAGCAGGAAAAAAGATGAATGGTGTTATTGGATATGAGGTTCCATCTGGATGGTCCACAATAGAAGTGAAGTTTACCCCCGATTTTTGGTCTGGAAAAGATATTGCGTTTACTTATTCAAAGCAGTAAAAATGTAGAATCCCCTGCTATCTCTATTGAGTTTTCAAGGTGTAGTTTCTTGACAGCTATCCAGCCAGCCCGTATAATAGCAAACAAGAGGTGATCGGGATGCTAGATGAAAAGGACCTGCAAGCGATTCATACGATGATGGAGCAGCAGAAGAAAGAAATCCTCAAAGAGTCTATGGCAAATATGCAGGTAATCATTGAGAATACATTTGCCCCACAATTCAAATTATTGTTTGAAAAGCTAGATTCAATGGGGTCTAAAATGATCCCGCAAGAAGCTATGGACATTATGGAAGATCGCGTGGATGATCTTGAAAAAACGGTGGCTATACATACCCGGCAAATTGAAGAATTGAAAAAAGCTCAGTAATGAATGCCTCAGACGGTGCCTGTTTCGGGTGCCGTCTTACTTTTTGTCCATGCCTTCAAAAGCTCTTGCTCCGTATAAGTGTACTGTGTTTTTAGGTCAATGATATCCCGGTTTTTTCTATAAAACTCTTTGTCTGCTTTATCCAACGGTTTTCCAAGTGCTCTTTTTTCCCGAATACGAATGATCTGTGCAAATAAGCAGTCCCCAATTTCCATGTAGGCACCTAGCCAAGTCCACCAATGAACTCCTCCTGTATTGGTCTGCGGATCATATTCTTTTGCCCGCACTTCATATCCAAGGACTCGGTTGATTGGGGCAACAATCATAGAAAAATCATGTTTCCAGGAAATCAGCTGCGGCTGTTTTTGTTTGGATATTTCTTCTCTTCCACCGTTAATAAAGCGAAAGCACTCCTGAATCGCCGCGTCATAATCCGTCAGTTGGTCAAATTCCACATAGAAGATTTGGAGCACGGCAAGAGCTCGTTCTTGATCGTTGAAATCTGGGTTGTTCAGAATTTCAAAAATGTCAAGGATGACACGATAGTCATAGCGAATAGCAAACTCTTCTCCGTCTATTTCAACGGTTTTGGGCAGTCCATAACTCATGCCGTGCTCCTTACTTCAGTTTCTTTGATACTTTTGGTACTTATTTAGATACTTTTGGAGCTTGGGATTCGTGGCTTTCTGTTCGCGCGCAAATGAAGAATCAATTTCATCCATCACAGCCAGCATGAGATTACACCACACCGGAATCCCGTTTGCCAAAGCATAAACATTCATACCGCCAAACAGCACATCACAAACCGCGTCGCCAAACACGCCGTCAATGATGCCGCGCATTTCAGCATCCCGCTCTTTTGCAAAGGCAAAGATTTCCCGCTTGTCTGCAATTTTTTCAATTTGTGCCTTATACCCTTCCTGCTTTTTATCCAGTTCTTCAAAGGCGGAGTACAGCTTTTCCACAAAGTTGCTGTCAGTCGGGTTAAAAGATACCTCACACTTCCCATTCAGGGAATATGTAACAAGTCCGCTGTCAAAGCTCAGTTCTTTCACGTCTTACACCTCGTCTGGAGTAAAAGTCACCTTAGCGCCGGAAACAGACGCCGTTCCGGTGGTTCTTGTACCACCCAAGGTCACATCATAGGGCATTCCAACAGAGCCGCCGCCCTCCCCGCCCAGGCTGGACGGCTTAACCATACAGGCGGAATAGCGCTCCGCAAACGCAGCGGTTTGGGCTGTGCCAGCATAAAGGTGTACAATCAACATGTCCTGGTTTGCAAGAGCAGCAGCGTTCTGCTCTCTGACCGCCAAATTCCAAATCTTTGTGATGGCGGGGTCTCCTGCATCCAACTCACTGGGGTCAAAGCTCTGTGTGATGATCGGCTTTTTCATGCTGGTTCTGGTGGTCCCCAGGATATCCTTTGTAGAGTCCTCCTGCCAATCGTATTCCATAGAACTGTCTGTGACACGGGTCCCCAAGGGACTCCAAACAGGTGTAGAACTGTCCCCCGTATTGAGATACGCCACCAAAAGCTCACGGTCTACCGTTTGACCGGCTGTCGTATTAAATTCCATATCGGGCATTGGTTTCTCTCCTTTCAAACTCCGACTTCATAAGTCAGGCGCATTAAAATCTGATAATCTTCATAGCCGTTTTCAAGTGCGGCCAGCTTTGCGGCCTGTGTGGTAGGCTCCACTCTCAGTGCGCGGATTCCCTCTCCCAGCTCCGGTTTATTCGTTCTGGCCCAGTCTCCGAATCTGTTCAACAGCTCGACAGCTTCTAATCGTGCATCTATGCTGTTTCCCGGTTTGATTCGATAGAGCATTTCAAACTGATATTCCGCTTGATATCCGCCCAGAATGTATTTGCTTGTAATGTAAGTTCCCGGAATCGTGGAGAGAGTCATTCCTACCTCAGCGGGCTTTGCCATGTCCACATCTAAAAATTCATAGTTGATGATGGCAACGGGCTTGTCCGGAAAGGTATTTGCCCAAACCAGCATAGAACGGGAAATTGTTTGAACCTCTTCCGCCGCAGCCAACACTTTAGGTCCTTCTTTTTTATCAGAGATCATTCTTCACCGCCTTGTCTGCTACTCGCACCCACTTCTCAAGGTTTTCTGACTTGCTAGCCTCGAACCAGTGGGATTGGGCCTGTGCGTGCATCGATTTGTTAAAAACCAGGTCCTTATCTGTGACCACCTTTGTGCCGCCTTTTGGCGCGTAGCTGCTTCCCGTCTCGGGATCAACCATCAATTTCCCGTAATATAGCATCCTGGATTCTGGCCCTGGATATATAATGCGAGGCCCGTCTACTTTTGTTCTCCTATCCAAGTCTCCTGTTAAGGCAGGAACGTAAGGAGACGTGTCCTTACGGATTTGAATAGCAAGAGTGTGTTCAGCTTTTGAAGATGCTTGCATCAATTTATCCTTGATTTCCTCCAGGCCTTTGGTGTGTACCGTGAGTCTCAGCATTTCAAACACCTCCCACTTGAAAGTGCGACATATCTCCGCCAAAATCCTTGAAGTCCACCTTACTCACATCGTAGACGTTATCATATGCCGCTTTGATGGTCTGCACCGTCCAATCTGGGTGTACGGCCTCCCCTTTGACGAAAAAGCAGTCGCGGCTTACAGAGAGCGTCCACAGGCCGGTCTTGTCGTCTGCATTCCAAAATTCTCTTGGTCCGACATACCGCTTCTTTCTGCCTGTTAAGCCATCCACAGCATCAACATTGACCGGGATATACAAGGTAACGGCGTCCGCCCCTTCCAGGCCGCTCTTGTTCACATTAACGCCCTTGGAGGCGTCCAGGAGTACACCACGCAGAACAGTGATGTGATTGACCAAAGTAGGCTCAAATTTGTTTTCCGGCAGCTCTATACTCTTCGTGTTATAGAGTGTAACAACATGTGGAAACATGCTCATGCGTAGTACCCCTTTGCTTTCAAAAGCCCAGTTCCAGCAAGATACATTTTCGCCGTCTCCATAAGAACTCCTTGTGCACTTTCTGCCGCATTCAGCGCGTCTTTGGCGCTTGACCCTCCGGAACGATAGGTTTTGGACCAGCTTCCAACGGTTTGGCTTTGTAGTTCCCCGGAATCGCCGACAGACGCAGATAAGCTTTTGCTTGCCGAACTCCTTGCCGCGTCAATCGTTTGATAAGCTTCAGCGATTGCACAACACGCCATCTTTACCGCTTCCAGGTCTGCATGTTTGGCGGCTCTTCCAGCCGTACACCAGTCAAGGTAGGAGCTTGCCCGAAGCGCGAGTCTCGGAAAATCAGATGGCTCAATAGATTTCCCGAAGTACACATACGAATAGAACTCGTAACCCGCATAAATCATAGCGCCGTCCTCCGGAGTACCGCCAAAATATCGGCCTTTTTCATGGAGCTGTTGACACCCTCCACGCCGTTCTCCACAGCATAATCAAGCATTTCTGCCCGAGTCATGCTGGAGAAGTCGGGCGTGGAGAGTGAAGCCGCGCTCAACAGCTCATTTAACCCCCCGAGGCAGCGTCTGGCTTTACAGAGGCCACAAACAGGCCGTTGGGGTCAGGAAGGACCGGGATAAACAATCCGGTGGCCTTCGTCCACACCGCCACAGGGTCAGGCGTCGCCCATTGGGTAATGGTGATGTACTGATCGGCGGACTTTTCGTTGTATTGTCCATACTCCGCCTCTTCTGGAGACACGCCCCACAAGCCCACACCCACCTGCGGGACTGCGGTGAAAGTGATCTTATCCTCCGGATAGAAGCGGTGCGTCGCCTCCGTGCCGTCCGCCTTCTGAGTCTTATATCGCAGATCATAGGTTGTGATGGTTCCAAATCCGAAGAGCTGCGAAAACAAACCGCGTAGACGCTCGTTGGGAACATAGGTCCCCTGTCCAACAGAACCAAAGATCAGGGTCTGAATGCCCTTGTTGGTCGCTAACTTACGGACTACCTTGTTAGAGGTAATCGCCTCGTTGATGGTGTACCCCATCTCAGCGGCTTGGTCCACAATGGCTTGAATCTGACCAATGACATCAGCATCAGCGGACATGTCCAAATCGAAGGCCAGGTTTTCACTGGGAACTTTATAATCAACGGTCATCTTAAGGCGATTCTCATTGATGTTCATCTTGCCGGTGGCAAGCACATCCATCTTGGCAACTTCGGTTCGGACCTTGACTGCATCCGCCATCAGACGCATATCATCAAACACATAGCGCACGATAGCCTCATCGCCATACACGCCGGATTCAGTCAGGAGCCGCACGCGCTCGGTCTGATTGATCTTGCGCTTGATCAGCAGCTTTTCGACCTCCATCTTGTCAAAGGTAGGCCGGGAACCGATTTCCGCCTCCGTGTCAAAGGCGTGGACGGTAGCCATCACAGGCAGGGTAGCGCCATTGGCAAGACGCATATATTCCGCCTTGAGGTTTTCGGTCTTCTGATCAGGGAAAAGCCGGTCGCCTAGGTATGCAGGGCGGGCAACAGACAGGTTCTGAGAGAAGTCCAGTCTTTCAGCATCGGAAATCAAAGTTAAAATATCAGCCATTTGTCAATCCTCCTTGTTAGACGCCTGCGGAAGTCCAGACGGGATAGAGCTTTGCATCCTTGGTCATCTTGACCGATGTAACCGCAGGCCCGCCGCTGGAGAGCGCCCATCCGGTTTGTGTATTGCTCGCTTTAGTCAGCGGATAATCGGTTGATACAGGAGCATAGCTGCCCTCCTGGTATTCATGGGTATCAACCGGAGGCGTGCCTGTACCATCGTCCTTTTCATAGGTCAGGCAATATCCCCTGGTAACTTCGGGCGCATCCACAAACACAATCCCAGCCGCTTTCAGCGGTGTCTCGGCGGCGCTCTGGATATTCAGGCGTTCTTTCAGAACACGGCCAGCCAGCATGACGCTCCCTTCGTGGTCGCCGTGGGTGACATCCACATCGTCAAAAACGATACCCGCGGCGCTCCCATCATTGGACGGGAACACAGTTCCGGCGGCAACGATTTTGTTTCCATACTCATCCGCCACGCCCATAGAAGCTGGAATCTGATAGGTTTTCAGGACAAGCCCAACCTCGCTTTCCAGGAAGTTCGGCCGAAAAGTGCCATTCACTCTGTAAAAATGAGACATTCGTTTCACTCCTTCGTAGTATTTTGGGTTGCGTACATTTGATTGAACTGCTTGGCGTACATGGCTCCTTTGCTCTCGTGAGCAGGAGGCCCGCCAGGGCCAACAGGCTTTGCAAACGACGGGGCAGGCTTGTCCCCCTGGAACGCAGCTGGGTCGCTGTCTTGCTGCGCCTTCAGGTAATCTTCAAACCCTTCCAGAGCCCCGTTTTTGAGCGTCAGGCGGTTGGCGGTAAGGTCCGCAACAAACGCCTTTTCCGCGGCTTTAGAGCTGAACTTTACACCCTTGTCGGCAATCGCATGATTGACAGCATCTGCATAGTCACGATCTGCAATCTGCTTCTGATACTGCTCTGTCTCCGTGGTGTACTTGGCCTGCAGGTCAGCTAACTGCTGCTTGATGCCATCCACATCACCGGCAGATTTTTTTAACTTCTCAATATCCGCATCTCTCTGTGAAAGTTGTTCCTGAGACGCTTCAAGGTCCGCCTTTGCTGTATCTGCCGCCTTTTTGTATCGTTCAATGTCTTTCCCGTTGATCGCCAAAACCTTTGTCGCTTGTTCCTCTGTCAGTCCAATTTCAAGCAGTTCTTCTGTTTTCATGCGTTCTCCTTTGCGGCTAGGCTTTTTAGGTCGTTGCCGTGACCAACCGCCCCGCACTTTTAGGCTTGCGGATAGCCAAATTTAATTGAATCTCCCGTAGTTTAGCGACTTCGGGTCGGTCAAAAGAAAAAGGGTCAACCACCGAGAAATCCTCGGTAGTTGACCCCAACGGTCCTTCCCCGGCCCCTATCGGTCGGGGGAGCGATATACTGTTTTTTTCTTTTCCTCGATGATGAGAAATCCACTTTCTTTTTTTCGAATAATCGCGTCATTCCCGCGGTCAAGAATGGCCCCAATTATGGCCCACGCTTTAATAGTTTCTTTGTTTGTTTTTTCATCCAATAATCTCGATGCGCTCAATCTCGTCCTCCGTAAATCCAATCAACAAGCCGTGTTCATTCTCCACATCGAACTCCAGAAATTCATTTCCATCATCATCAAAATCGTAGTCATACCCATAGAGTTCCCCGGTCGTTACACGTCCACTTGTGGAAAAAACTTTAATTTTCTTCCCAAAGTAAATCGTGGGATCGTTAATTATCATTTTTTCCACCCCCCTGAAAACGGAACACCATGCGTACCGCTTTTGCTGTAATGGATTTTGATACTTCTTGCAATTATTATATCACCGTTTCTGTTAACTGTATAGCCAATTTCTTTTCCGGCATCAATAATTTCTGTGTTTTTCCACTTTGTAAAATCATCTGTAAGATTGATTTTTCCGCTACCTGCCTTCGCGTTTATGATCGCTTGCAACTCCTCCACAGAAACCGTTATCACGCTTCTGCCCGGTGTAGCAGTGCCGGCCATATGCCGCGCCTGTTTCTCCGGATTGATCTCTAATGGATATTCACCGTTGCGGATCGCCTGCCTGATTGGCGCTTCTGCATCACGCTGCACTTTGAGTGCCGAGGCGGTTTGTTCGGATTCAATATCCGTATAGGTAACCTGCATCCTTTCCCGCTGCAATGGCAAACCCGCAGCTTCGCTAAAATCTCTGTATTCCTTGTTCAGACGCCGGATGCGGGCTGTCACCGTCTGGGCGTCCTCTTCAAGCCCTGCCGCCTTATATGCAGTCTGTTCCCGCTTCAGCTTTCGGATGGTCCGCTCGATCTGGCGTTGCTTTTGTGTAGCTTCATAAGCTGTATAACGTTTGCCCTCAAACTCCACATCATGCCCGTCGTCAATGTGTTCCAGTTCTTTGTCGGTATACGTCCGCTCCATCACGCCGTCTACAAAAGCGGTCCTGATATGACGGCAGTTGGCTCCCTCTAAACCATCCACATAGCCAAGTCCGCATACTTCATAGATACTTGGGTATTTGTCTCCGGTTCTAACAGAATACACCCGGCCCTGCCACGCTTTATGGTTCTGCCATCCAGTACCTTGATCTCGTGCCCCGATATGGGCTGATACTTCAAAATATGGCGTTTCTAAATATTCCGCACTCTGCTCCGTGTATTTGGCACAGAGCTGGGAGACGCCCGTCATCACTGCTCGGCGGGCTGCTACGTCGATTTGGTCCCGGTGTCCGCTCTCATAAGCCACAATCTTGATGCCGCTGTCTGCAAGCTGCTTAACAGTATTTCTAATAGCTTGGTTATAGCTGACTGCTCCGCTCATAACCTGCATCTCAGCATTGTCTAGTGCCCACTGATAAGCCCTAGCCGGAGCCAGCATAGTTCTTCCATTGTCTACCAGAAAGCCCATAGAGCGGGTCAGGTTTCTCATAGTCTGGCGTGTCTGCTCGTAGATGGCCCATGTGTCCTCAGTGCTTACCAATGTCTCAGGAGCCGTCATCCCCGCAAGGTCTATGACCTCTTTGTAATACCGCTGGTTACGTTCCACCACGTCCTCCAGCAGCCTATTGAGCCGTTGCTCGCTGATATTGGCCGTTCGCTGGATGGCCCTCTCTATCTCTTTTAGGCCAATTCCATGTGACCGCAGAGCCCGGATATCCTGCACCGTGACCTCATTCAGTTCTCCGGCCAGTTTCAGACGAGAGCATATTTCATCAAGGAGCGTCTCTTCCAGGCTTCGGAACAACTCCGCTAATTCTTCCGGAAGCGCATCCAAAACTTCTGGAGAAAACGGGTATCTCATTCAATCTCATTCTCTCCTTCGTTCGTCATGTCCTCCATTTTCGGCAGCATTTTCTTGGCTGTGGCCTCGTCCTCTCCATACCATTTTGCCCGGTATTCCCAATCATTCATCACGCCCATGGAAACATCCTGCCGGTCGTTAGCCCGCTCCTTTTCCTTTGCGTCAGCGTCATCAAGAACGCTGTCTCCCCAAGAATAGGTGACTTCATAGCCTCCAGCAGGCGCCAGATTGTACAGTGTAGCATACACGTCCATGGCATAGATCAGGCTGTCAAAGGTATGCTGTAACGCTTTTTGAATGCTATCGATAGTGATAAACATCCGCTGTTTGCTGTTGCGAATCTCTGTCGCCGTCTTTTCAACACTTTGTGGGTCTGACAGCGTGCCATAAGAGAGGCCAACCTGGAACTCAATTTGTTTCAGAATATTTTGTAGCCCTCGATAAAGCGGTTCGTCCCGAAAAGAGGGTTCAAACTGTTCAAAAAACTTGCCGTCCTTGGAGAACGGAGCAATCTCAAACAAGCGTTTGTCGAAGTCCCTTGCTACTGTTTCTGTAGCGTCCATAAATATCTTTCTCTGGCCGCTCTTGTACTCCCACCGGATCAAATCCCACTGCTCGTCCGCTCTTTGGATGAGGTCTACCGCGGACCCTCCATATACGGACACACCGGTTTTATCATCGGTGTCCACATTGTTTGACTGCGGGGGCTTAAAATAGGCAAAGAGCGGTCCTTCCAGGTTTTCTATCTTGACTTCTGGCGGGATATCCGCCCAATCCGGAACCTCATTCAAAGCGGCTGCAGGTCCCACGGAACCGCCGCTGTCGCTGCGGTATGCTTTGTTCTGGATGGTATATGTAGTACCCTCTAAGTTGTGGTATTCCAGCCGGACATAGTATTTATCATTGGCTTGTGCTTTTTCACGGAACACGCCTCCAACACAGGTACCAGAAGCATCAAATTTTGTAGGCTGAAACGCTGCCGCGCTGGTTCCGTCCACCAAAATACGGTTCCCGTAAACATACGGTTTCAGCGCAATACCACCTGTTGCAAGCCCAAGCTCAAGCTGCTGTAGGAACCTTTCTTGCGCTGCTTGAAACTGCTCGTTGTGATAGTCCGCCCTGGCACTGCCCGCAATGCTTACTGTGAGTTCCGCCAGCGTCGGGCGGGCAATCTCTCTACAGATCGCTGCTGGCAGGCCCATCGGAACCACAGGAGGAACCGCCCAGGGCGGTCGGTTGACATACATAGCAAACCACAGGTTGATGTTCCGTTCCATTGTCTGTCCCGTGGCAGGCTTAACGCCAAACTCCCGCTGAGTCACCGCCTGCGGAAATATGAAGTTTTTCAAGCGGCCCAACCAGCCGACAAAAACACTCATGCGATCTCTCTCCACATAATGGTGTTACAAAAATAGCGCATCTGGTCCATTGAGTGATCTGACTCTTTAATGACTTTGTCTTCCCCGGCATCTCCATCCCACATGTAGGATTGAAATTCCTGGAACGTATTCTCGCAGCTCTCGTGAAACTTGATCCGTCCAGTTTGCAGCAAAGTTGCCGTCAGCCGGATTCCATCCAAAACAGAGTTATCCGCATCCCACACGGCAAATTTCCCATGCCGATGTATGCACTCCTTGAAACTTGCCGCAGAAGGGTCAACGATCACACGTTCGATCTTCTTTCCATCCGCAAAATTCTCCAGGTCCTGATAATATTCTTCATCGGTCTTTTGTTTTTTCTTCGCCCGACCATCGTAATAATACTCCTTCAGCATGACAGCCTCCCCGCGATAAACGCGCCAGAGCCCCATCGCCGTTGGATTCATTGTGCCGTAGTCGATAGCGATATAATATAATCCAGGTCCATCAGGGTTTCCGCGAATAACATGCTTGTCCATGCTGAACATAGGGTAGACAAGTCCCTCTGCCAGCGCCCATTCTCCTAATATGTACCGATCATAAAATACCGTTCCGGTGTACTCTCTTTTTAAATCGTCAACAAATTTTTTTGGCAAAAACGGGTTATCATCAATGGTATATGTCTGGCTGTATATATCCGCATCACTATCAAGAAACTGTTTTAGCCAGTGTCCGGGATATTGCGGATTGAAGGTACCATCAAAGCAAGAATACTCTTTATCTAGGCGGCTTTTCAGAAGTTCAAATACCTCTTCGCTCCAGTCGGCCACCTCATCCCCATAGCAGTATTTGATGGATGCGCCACGAATTTTTGATACTTGGGAAACCTTCTCAGCTCCCAGGCAATAGCATTTCTCTCCAAACAACCATGCTGTGTTATCACTGGAAATTGAGCCAACCAGCGTGTCTCCATATAGGTTCCGCATCGGCTCCAACACATTTCGTTCAATCGTTGATTTTGTAACCCCAAGAATAACTGTCAGCCCATCTTTCCCGACGCGATCTCGGATGCGAATTGGAATCATCCACCGAAAATCAAGATAAGTCTTTCCGCTTCTGGTTGCGCCACCTTTGAAATTCCACCGCCTATTGGCGTTCAGAACAAATTCATGTTGTTTCGGACTTAACAGCATCTTTGAACTCCTTTAACAGCCCATCCAATTTGTTTAAGCTGTCGTTTCCGCTTGCCGTGTTCTTTGTGGCTTTATCAACGATGATCCCGAAGGAAGTCGCAATTTGAGACAAACCAGCATCGTCTATCTTTTCAGGGTCCGTCAGTGCATTAAGATGAAGGTCTATTGCCTCTTGCATCTTCTCTTTACGGGAATCCATAAAGGCAAGCATATCCAATGTATTCTGTTTCTTTTTTTGTTGCGCTTTTTGGAAGAATCCTTCGCAATTCAGCACAATGCGTTTTACCGTGTCCTTTGATACACCATTCATCTTTGCCGTGGCGTTATAACTCTCGGTTTCCAGATAATCAGCCACTATTTTCTTTTTCTGGCGATCTGTCAGCCGTGCAGCCATAACACCACCTTCCTGTCAACTATTCTTATAGTTCCATATTGGGGTAAACTTTTTCCCACACGTTCACGTGGTAAGTATTGACTTCGCCATAATTGGCATCGAAAATCTTTTTAACTCCATATCCCTGTCGTTGGCTTTCGAGTTTGAGCTTCCGCCAGTCAAAAACCTTATATGATACTCCATTCAGATGTGCTACTCGTTTGATGGAATACCATTCCTTGCTCCTATCCAGCTCTGTCTCCAGCGCCTTTCTCTTATCCTGTTCGTCTCTCAGCGCAGTAAGCAGTTTGATGCCAAACTCCGGAGAGTTTATCATCTTATCGATCGTGTCCGAGGTCATGTAAGCCCCGTGCTTGCGAATGCTGGGTAATACCTCACTCGTCACCCAGCGCTTGAACTTCTTGGCCCCGGGAAGCTTGCTGGAAAGGACGAGGGAATACAGGCCGCTTTCGTTGATAAGTACAATCGGTGTCCCGTTGACGCTGAACGTTTCGTTCACCGTCTTATCCTCATCATCAACGTGGTCACGGATTGCCTTTTGTGGGTTCGTGTAACCCAGTGCTAATGCCACATCCTTAACAACCAGCAATGGCTCCCCGTCCGATCCCACAGTACGAATCTCCCCAAACTCAGGGTTGTTAAAAATCATCAAGTCGTTCATGATATACCACCCTTTCTTAAATTTCGTTTCCACCATTTATGTTGACCCGGGGAAGAGGAGTAAGGTGGCACCTCCCTTTTCGGCCCGTCGGCCTATCCCCGGTATTCAACCATTTTTCGAGAGACGGCGGGAGATTACCCCGCCATGCGTTTCCTCCCATTATCCCCACCCCCGTCTCGCGCAACTGCGGGGCAACATATAGCCGGTTTGGACGCATCCGCCCCGGCAAGCGTACTCCGGAGAGATACGCCGCAATTCTGGTAGCCAGCTGTGGAGTCGAACCACTATCCTGCGGCTCAAAGCCGCCCGCTCTGCCATTGAGCTATCTGGCCGTTTATGTGCGCTTCCCGCTTAGATTGTCACACCCTGACTGCTACCTTTTCAGGACATCATAGTGCGGGTAGTTTTCAGCGGGGTAGCGCTTGTTGGAAGGCCCGGAGGCGGAGGTGAACCTCCGGGCAGAGGGGAAAAGGAGTGGGAGTGCAGAGATACGCCCCCACACTCCCATTTTCCCATACATTGACTTTTCTGCTCCCACTTTTGTGGGAATTACCGCCTTATATTTTTGAGATGATGAAAAGTTATAGCCTGTGTACAAACGGGAAAGTTGTCCGCCCCAGCAGATAGTCAGTGCTGACTCCATAGTAATCCGCGATCTTGTAAAGCGCATCCATTGAGGGCTCTACTTCTCCCCGCTCATATCGTCTTAACATATCAGGGTGCAGCCCCATCAGCTGTGATGTAACTGTCATACTCCGAACTGGCCGCATACTCTCCCTCAGCCTCCTCAGCCTATCCGGGAACTCATTCAAGGGCTATCCCTCCTCACCTTTGGCGTATAAATTCGATTCTCGGTGTTCTTCTCAGCTTTCCGCACATCTCCTAGCAACCGCTCAAGGCTTTTGATCGTTGAACGATTTGCGTCTATCCAGTCAAGAACCGGGGCCGTCTCACTCATAGTGTCCTTGGCAGCCCGTCTTTTCTGGCGGACTCCTCTCAGCTCCTTTGATAGACGAGCAAAGTCGTGATAGTCATGATCTTGAAGCTCCAAGCTATGTAGAATGTCCTGTGTCTCGTCATTTGCTTCCTGCTCGTCCAATTCTGCCATGTGGTAACGTTTCTCGGTTTCTCGTAGATAGGAGAGGAAGGCTTCTATTCCTTGACTGGTCAATCGCTATCCCTCCTCATGCTTGTCTCTGTTCTTGCTTGCAAGGGCATTCGCAATCGCGCATACTATTTCGTCGATGACGAGCAGAGCAAAAGTCAGCAAGAAAAAGGTCATCCACGGATGGGCAAGACACCATTCGGTCATGTGGCTATCCCTCCCACAATTCTAGCGCCCGCTTCAGACTCTAAAACGGTATGTAAATCCTCAATGCTGCAGTAGCCTTCCGCGATGCTGTCCGCCAAGTCTCCAACCTCTTTCCAGACCTTTTGCAGAGCTTCCAGATCAAAGCCCTCCTTATCGCGCAGGGCCATCAAGAATAGAGCGCTTGCGAATTTGATGCCATCATCCCGCCCACGAAGCTCAGCCCGTTTTACATCTGCCTTTGACGCCGGTTGTCTGCGGGGGTTGACTTTTTTACTCATGCTACTGATTCTCCTTTGGTGGTTCGGGGAGGGGCATCCATGCAACAACCTCAATCCAAGGTCGGCCTGTATTGTCAAGTAAATACCAATGGTCCCCTGTGTAATGTGTCAATTCAAAATGTTCCGCTTTTTGAGATGTATTCCGCCAGTATACCAACACTTCTTGCCTCACTTCCGGCAACCGCTCCCTGACGCTAATCCAATCGCTCATGCTGTCCGCCACCTCTCTAACACATTGATTATCTCAACTGCCGTGTCATAGTCGATACGGAATCTATTATAATATAGTTCGGAAATCAGGTTCCGCGCCTTGTAGATGGTGTCTCGCCGCTTCTTCTCAGCAGCATCTTCCGCTTCTTGAAGCTCTGCCTCGATAAGCAATTCTGCCGTTGGCGGGCTAATCTCTCCAGGTGTTTTCCCATAGCCGCCTACTCTTCCAGACCAGCTCCATGGAGATTCTTTAAAACTGCCCCGATTGGTCCTGACAATACCAGATGGAGTGACTTTTTCTACTTTGGCAGTTTGAATCCTTCCCGCAACCCCAAACCCGCTGTATATCACGATATCTCCCGGCTTTAACGATTTCACCCATGCCAGTGATTCTTCTTTTGTCATTGCCCGCCCTCCCCGTCGTGGATGTTGCTGATGATCTCAATTCCGCTCGTTGAAAGGTGCTTGTTTGCGCCCATACTTTCAGCGCCATTCAGCCAAACGCAAAATCTATTCCATTCTGGGTCATAGCATACAGGAGCTTCTTTTTGTTCACCTTTCCAGTTCGTCCAGCGGATAATATCCCCCTCAAAAATCTTCTTCCTGTTCCTGTTGGTCAGGCCGGTGTACTCGCAGACCGTTGAGGGGTCAACCTCGTAAGCTTCACCATGTCGATTTCTGAGCATAATAAAGGGATTTAAGCTATCATGGAGTCGGTATAGATAACCTTCCACCCATGCACCATCACTCAGCCGTTTGGCTTTGAAAAGGATATCTCTCATTCTTTGCCCTCCATCTCAATCAAAAACGCCGCATTGCAGGCCAGATGCCATAGATGAGGCAGGCCGCTTTCCGGATCGCACTTCTCACCCTTAAGATAGGACAGCCAGTGCCGGTATAAAGCATCCTGATAGCGCTGCGGCTCCACCTGCCGCCAATTCTCCGGGTCGTGGTACTTTTCATTTCCGTACATGCGGACCGCCGTCACAGCCTCGATCAGAGACACAGGAACCAGAGTAGGGCGAGGCTTCCCTGCGTCGGCTTTGGCCTTCTGGTCATCTTCATGGACCCATTTGTTGGTAATCATAACTTCGTTCATTCCGCACCTCCGCTGTTCTCATCCGAAAACGGGTCAGGAGTCAGAATCTTATCTTCCCATCCAAGCTTCTCATAATTCGCCCTGCAAGTTGGGCAATTATGACCTACACGAACTTCCAGCGGATCATAGAAACAGCCGCCCAGAACATCCCCAATTTGTTCTCCACACCGTGCACAGTAGACATACCCGAAGCAACCTGTGGTAATATGGCTATGTCCAAGGAGCGCACACGTCACGCTTTTTCGCCTCTCCTCATCGAGCGGTTCCAATGCCGCAATTTTCTTTTCATATTCTTTTCTTGTCATTGGGCACCTCCGATTGTTGGAATATAATCCATGCTGAAAGAAACTTCCTCCATCATAGAGCCGCATGGGCAAGTGCATATTTCCTTCCGCTCCTCCTCGGAAATATCGTCAGGAAAATCTATGCTGAAAAAGAACCCGCAATCAGGGCATTTCAAGGAAATCATTGGGCACCTCCGATGATCTCGTCAAGGGTGGAAATTTGTCCATTTTTCATGCTTGGAAATAGGTCAGCATGCAGATAGGCTATTGCCCCAATATCCGTGTAAACACGAATAACACATGGTATTAATTCCAGTTTTTCAGCATTTGGATAAATAAGTTTGATCGCCTTCGCCCTCTCCACCTCCTGCTCCGTCCAGCGGGGCTTTTCCTCCAAATCCCACTCATGTACCCATTCACGACAGCAAATCCCTCTCTGATAGATAGGGCAGGTCTGTTCGCACGGCTTATTTGTGTGGGACTTTCTGTATTGATAACACCACTCTTTCAGTTCCCCCAGTGTCCACTCCTTCAACGGCTTGTCCACTTTCTTTTCCTCAACCGGTGTCGCAACAAACGACCATTCAAAGACATCTGTTGGATCGTTCAATTCCATAAAACATTGTTTCCCGTTGTAATATTCTCCGGGTTTATGATTGCAACTCCCGGTACTATCTCCGCAAATGGAACAGGTTCTTGTTGCTACTGAGCATCCAATGCTGACTTCTTTCTTTTTTCCGCTCTTGATTTCCTCAATGACCTTGAAATTTTCCGGGATATTCTTGATGGACGCATTGGCCTTGATAAACCACTCGCCGTCTTTCCCTTTAAGGACTACTGTGGAAAGAATTTTTGCAATACTGTCTTGGCCTACAAAACCGTTTTTACCGACAAACATTTTAGACAGTTTACGCAAACACGGAAGTGTAAACCTCTCAAAATCTCTATCGATCTTGGTATCACAAAGACGGATTTCAAACTTATAGTATTCCGGCTCATCCTCCACCACCTCATAGCCCATCAGGCGGGCGGCTTCGTGGGGATTTTCTTTTAGTCGTCCGCATGAGACATTTTTCCAAACCAGCTTACAGCCAGAGCTTCCTGCCCCACACGTGTCACAATGAGTTTCAAATACTTCCCCTGTCTCAGGGTTCCGAAACTTCATGGTCGGCCTCCTTTCGCTCCCACTCCCTGCACCGTTGCTCCGGCTCCGTGAAGTCGGCGCAGTTTGGGGAATTCCCGTTAAAGCACACGCCCTGATAGTCCTCGTACCAGGCGCAGGTGGCGCAGTTGTGGCAATGTTTTGGTTGCCAATCAGCCCAAATATCAGCATCAAGCCCATTAAACTTGCTTTTCCCACACACTGGACAAATTGGGTCGCTAGGTTCCCACTTCGCCCTCACCACAGGCGCAACGTCGGCGGCGGAGATATTCTCTACTCCATAACTAATTTCACGTAAGCATTCCTGCACAGCGCTGTGTGCTTCATAGTCAAACATAGAGCCGAAATCAACTGGATTGATTTTTCCCAGCAGATTCAGGATAGTCGTCCTCTCGATGTACTCCTTCATTCCTTAGCCTCCCGATTCCCCATAGCATAGTGACACCCCATACACATAGGAACTAAACTGTCAGGGTTTTCTCTTTGATATTTTGAAAAGTCCTTTGCTTCGTCTTTTGATTTGAAAACATAAGAATAATGCACAGTAGGATAAGGATTGAGCCTAAAGGACGGGCTATAAATATGACAATATAGTGCGCCTTGATAATCACAACAGGTTATTCCCTCTATAACGCCCTGATACACCTTCCCAGAGCAATGAACCCACCAAACAACATCACCAATGTTCAGTTTTGTTTGGATTTCACTCATTCCTGCTCCCTCCGTAGTGCGGCCTCAATATCCATAACAATAGTTAGCTTCTTTCTCCCGCTTCATCTGATCCAACTCGGTCTCTTGTTCTTTCAGCAGTTTGTCCCGCCGTTCCAATTCTGCGGCCTGCTGAGCAATCAGTTTTGATTTCTGCTCCAGTTCGGCTTGTACCGCTTCCAACCCCTCGTGCGCCTTGATGATTTCTGTCTTGGCGCAGACGATTGGGCAGTCGTGGCATTTGTCCTCATATTTTTTCAGGCGGGCGTTTTCGGCCAGCAGGGCGGTGATGGCGTCGGCGGATTGTTCAATGTAGTACGGCTCAGGGTCAGTCCACACTAAGTCACCCGCTCTACCGTAACCACCTTCCGCACAGACCAATTCACCATATGGGATTTTTTCCCCATACTGGCCCAAAAGGCTTCTCAAGTCATCAATTAGTTTTTCGTAGTCCATCAGGGTTCCTCCTCTCCCTCCGGCGGGCGGCGGTAGTAATTATCTTTTTTGTCTCTCATACAAGACGAGCATTTTTCAAGTGCCCCCATTTCCGCCCATAGACACCCATCGCATATTAGCGCCTCGTTCGGCGGGGTGAGGGTGGGTTGACGCAAGGTCAAATTTGCAGCAACTTGTGGAGAAACGGCTTTTGTGAGCGCCAATGTACCGCATTTCTCGCAGGCAATCAAATGCAGCCTATCTTCGCAGTAATATGTCATAAGAGGGCCACCGCAACGGCGGCATTTTCCATCTACCTGAAAGCCTCGCCCTTTTGGTTCATCATAGAGCTTGTGGCACAGCTTATCGAGGTACGTTGCGCCCTTCTCAATCGCCCTTGCCATCTTTCACCTCCTCCAATCTCCATGTACTATACGGAGCATGATACAATCGCCCATCATCTGTACACACCATAATCTGCATTGCTGAGGCGGTCGGGGTGTAAATTTTTGTTATCACGCCCCGGACACCGCTCACCATGCAAACGACCCTGTCACCTATCTCCATACAGCGCCTCCAATCTCTCCATCACCATCTCCGCGGCCTCGTCCGTCATGGGAGCACCGCACCATGCGCAGAAAGGTGTTTCTACATCAGGGGTTCTCCCGCATTTTGTACAGCGGCACTGTATATTTCCAGCTCCCAAAGGCGGCAAATAGTGTTTCCACACACCCCTCCAGACCTTCTCCACCTGCTCCCGGCTGACGGGGCGGAGGGCGGAAATAATCTCTAACGGGTCTAAGGCCGATATGACCGCTTCTGCGGCCTCTCTGCTGGGAGTATAATGGCAAAGGTTCCAATCCTCTAAAATTTCGTTCGCTTCTTCCCGCGTCATTTTCATGGCTGGGCCTCTTTTTCGCCTTTTCCTATCGGCCAGTCAACGGGGATAACCGTTTTTAAGATGCAACCATCATCTCCATCAAATCTGCAACCACTACATGAAAACTGTTTGGCGCAATATCCTTTCAGCCTTTTATAGGCCCTGTCTACTGGGTCAATACGCTTGAATAAGTTCATTCCATCCCCTCCACTCAATCTTCTTTGATACGAACAGGAAGAACCATCTTAATGTCCTCCTTGTTGGTGCGGAGAAGAATAGGCTCTACATTGCTGCGGAATTCCAAAATTACCGGCTGCCTAAAGCTTTCTCCAGCAGATACCTTTGCTGCCTGTAAAGCTGCCAGGAGGTAATTTCCGTTGAAGCCAATCCGGTATTTTACCTCACTTGTTGGAATTGCTTTTTCCCATTCAAATCCGCTGTCCTGCGGCTGGGTATATCCGAACGAGAACCCACCGCACCGGATTACAGCCTCTTTCCCTTCTTCTGTCAGAGAGATGGTTGCATACTGCTTGTTTGGGAGTTTGGTATTGCTCTTGATGAATGCCACAAAGTCTTCGTCGCAATCACTGATAATTGAGTGCTCCACAGACATCCGATAGCCATCAACGGCCATAGCCGCGACTTGATTTTCTGCTGCATGGAACTCCAGCTTAATGTATTGATTGCAAGGACGGGTGGCGCTATCGCTCACAAAAGACTTGGTGGCCGCAATCAAGCGGTTCAAGTCGTTAGTGTAAATCTTTGCCGACTTCATGTGTTTTCCTCCAATCTTTGTAATTCCTCC